GTGCCGGAGATTTTCATCGGCGGCGGCTCCGTAACGTCCGGCGCTCCGACGACACCGACGAACCCTCTTAGCCCACTCCTGTGGAGCACACTACTGCTGCAAGGGTTCGGGTCTACGGAGGGAATGGCGCTCCAGTACCGTGTTGTGGACGCGTCCACCACGGACTCCTCGTCCTACACTGCGGCAGCTGTGGCCGAAGCGGCGTTCATCGTCGGCTTCAAAATGGCGGTAGCAGGCGGCGGGGGAGGCAGCGCGGAACGGTCCTTCACCTATATCGGCGGATAACAGTGTACCACATGGTATACTAGAGATAGAGAGTAAATTATGGGATACGCGAACGGAAACATCCAGATTATCAACGGGCAGGAATACACGATGTATTCGCCCGCGTGGTACGCTGCGATGCAGGCAGAAGCACAGCGCAGTTCCGCCGCAGCCGGGACCGCTGCGGGGTCTCAGTTAGCGGCAGCAAGCGCGGCATCGGGCATTCCTATCAACGGGTCAGCGTCATCGTCGTCTACGGGGGGAACGGGCACTCCGGGTACATCGAGTGGTCCGGCGCCGACGGTAGCGCCGCCGTCGCTTCAGGGGTTGACCGCGGCTACCGGTGGTGGGATTGTGGCGCCGTCTGGCGTGCAGTCCGGGTCACAGGGTGGAGCGACCGCGGGTCACTCGCACCTTGCACCGGTTGATACGACAGCAGCGGAGACTGCATCGTTTAACAAGGCGAAAGACCAAGTAGGGCAAGAAGCGACTGGAGCACTGACCGGACTGCGTTCCGCCCTTGGCGGGCGGAACCTCCTGGGTAGTGGACAGGAAAGCCGCGCCACAGCGTCACTCGCAACCGGCGCAGAAAGCCAGTTGGGCGACGTCACGCGTCAGCAAGCGGTGACGCGAGCGGATGAAGCGCAGAAGAACGCAGAGACGAATTTCCAGGGCGACATCTCGCAACGTGGTCAGGACTTCCAAAAAGAGGAAGCGGGCAACTCGCTTGCCGGTCAGCTGGCAATGGCGGGCGCTCAGAACGCCGTCACGCAGCGCGGTCAGGACATCACCGACCGCAACGCACAGAAGGCGCTGGAGATTGAACAGGCGCAGCTGGGCGCACAACAGCGGTCTACCGCGCTCGCGGGGCTGGAAGCCGCACTCAAGATTTCGAGTCCCGGCAGCGGGATGTACTAAGGAGTAGCAGAATGGGTGCAGTAGATACGCTCGCCAATCTGTCGTTGAATGCCAACGCGGATAACGGGCTCGTAGCAGCACGGCGGCGGAAAGAGCAAGCCTTACTCGACATGAAGCGCTCCCTAGAACTCCAGGCGGGCGACCCGCGGCATACGTTTAGCGGGGCGACCAATGCGGATGTCCAGGATGAGCAGTCTACCCTGGACGAGTCGCCGGACTTCGGCGTGGACGAACAGGCGCGCATCAAGGACATCCAAGACACGAACGACGAGGTCAACACCTACGGTCGTCCGGATGTCACGGCAAAGCGGCAGGACGAGTTTGCGAACAAGCTCGCACTCGCCACGATGCCGAACGTTGCAGCGGCCAAGGCGCAGGGGGAGAACGCGATTGCCCTGGAGAACGCCAAGGCGAAGAACGAAGCGGTTGCGCGTGAGGACGTGACCAAAGGCAACTCGGCGTTGCTCCAAACGATTAACGGCGGGCAGCCGGGAGGCGGCGGGTCGGGCGTCACGATGCGTCCGTCGTTCAACGCGAAGGGGCAAATGACGCTCAGTGGTGTGCCGACGCCGCCTGCGGTACTGGCGCAGGAGCATGGCGCGCAAGTGGGGCTCTCGGAGATTCCGAAACTCCGCGCGATTCTCGGGACGCTGGAGAAGCATGGCGCGACTGGCCCGGTTGCGGGACGGTTCAACGATGCCCTCACCGGGACCGGCATGGACAAGTACTTCATGGCGCCGGATGCGGCTCGGGCCTTCAGCGACTTCAAGAACCAAGCGTCTCTCGTCAAGAGCAATATGGCGATGGTCCACGGTGGAGCGCGCGGCGGCTCCAACCAAGCAATGGCGGAACGCTTCGACAAACTGATTAACACCGCTCAGACTCCGGCCGCGATGAGCGGCGCGTTGGATGCGTTTGAACGTTGGCTCACCAAGTACGCGAATGCCAAGAGCAGCGCGGAATTGGACGCAGCCGATGCGGAACTTGGTATCACCCCGTCCGGTGGTGCGGCTCCCAAGCAGGACTTGGGCGCGGATTGGGGACAGTAAATGCCGCAAGTTGGTGAACGGAAATCAAAGGGCGGCGTGACGGGCGAATGGAACGGGTCTACCTGGGTGCAGGTAGACAACGCGCCGAGCACGGATGCCCAAGACCCCGCGGTCATGCGGTTCCTCGGTGGTGCCGCGAAGACCTCGCCGCTCAATCCGATGAACCTCGGGCATGCGGTCATGCATCCGCTCGACACGCTGTGGAACGCGGTTGCGACTCCGGTGGACGAGGCGCGGCGTGCAGTCAAGAGCGGTATCGACACGGTGACCGGGAACGGCGAGAACGGCCGCGCTATCAGCGCTGCGGAGATGTTCAAGCATCTCGGCGGTGCGGTGCCCCTGGTGGGTAAGCCTCTGATGGACGCGGGCGACAAACTCGGTAACGGTGACCTCGCAGGCGGGGCTGGCGAATTGGCCGGTATCGCCAGTGGTGCGCTGCTGCCGAAGGTTCCCGGCGCGCTTGCAGATTCGATGGAAGCTGTGGGTCGTGGTGCGGAAGCGCTGGGCAAGAGCAAGACACTGGCGCGAGCGCAAGCCCTGGCGCCAATTGAAGCGGTCACAGGTCATCCGATTGCCGCGGCTGCGTCGTTAGCGGCTCCTCCGCTCCTTCGCGGTGGGGGACGGCTCGCGCAGCGTGGCGGTGCGGCGCTCAACGGCCTGTTGGAAGCAACGGGCAAAGCGCCTGAAGCGGAAGTCGCAGCGGCCGCTGGGGACCCCGCAGTCCGGAGTACGGAAGTCCCGTACAACTGGGGCTGGCACAAGATGGCCGGTGAAGAGGTTCCCGTGGAGCCGAACGCGTTCACGGGCAGTTCAAAAGTACCGGCAGCGAGCCGGAATAGCGATGTCCCGTTCACCCATGAAGGCTTTGTAAACGACATGAAGCAGTCGGTTGCGCCGCCGAATGGCGGACTGACCGAGACGCCCGCGTTCAAGGGACTCCAGGACGCGGTTCGACGTAGTAACCTCTCTCCGATTCAGAAGTTCCTGGAAGATGACCCGCAAGCCGCTCTCGGCGGCGAGGGGCGCATGACCGGGCAGTTCGAAGAAGGCAGCGGCGGTCTCTCCGACGTCGCTGCGGGCAATATCACGCGACATCCCGTACCAGCGTTATCTCCGCTGGATGAACTTTCCCAGATGTCCGGACGTGCGCTCACGCCGGAACAAGCACAAGCCTTGCTGGACCGGTTCCAGGGGTTTGGAGTTAGATAAATGGACCTGATTTCTCTCGGGTTGGGCGTGGGCACGATTGCCCTCGTCCCGCTCGGCGCCATCACGAAGAGAGCCTATGCCGTGAGTGCGCAAGTGACGAAGTTGGAACGGGACTTCGCCGCTCACACTGCGGCCGATGCCGTCTCTTTCAAGAATATCGAAACAACCCTCCTCGACCTCAAGAACGAGCAACGCGACCAAACGCAGAAGTTGGACAGGCTCATCGAAAGGTTCCTCTAATGCTCCGCATCAAAGACGGGGTGGACTTCGGGTCTGCCCTGTCCCCCGCGGGCGCCCGCATCCTAGACGTACTCAAGCGGCTCGCGCCCACTTACGATTTCGACATTACAATTACGTCAGCCCGGGACGGGGTCCATTCCGGCCCCGATGACCCCCACCACTCCGGAGAGGCGTTCGACGTGCGGTCCCAGGGCCTTACCGCCTTGCAGATTGCCGCCCTGCTGCACGATGTCCAGGTCGGGCTGTACAACTCAACCCCCCGGCGCTTCTACGCGTTCTACGAGGCGGCAGGGACCACTAACGCCCACTTACATATTCAGCGTAGGGCGGGTACTATTTACACGGTTCGCGACTACCTCCAGAATCTCTGACTTGGCACGGCGTTTGCTAGTACCCCCTAGCCGCCGTGCCCGGTACGCGGCTTGCAAGACCCACCTAAGACCCTTCCCTACCCAGGAGCATCAATGAAGAAGAGTGAGCGCACGTGCCTCATGTGTCCGGCGAAGCTGTATAGCGACAATCAGAGTGGCCTGTGCCGTCCCTGCTTCGATGGCAGAATCGCGGCGGTACAGCCTGCTACGCCCGTAGAGCCGACGCCTGCGGAGACCCTGGCAACGGACCGCGAGAAGCGGAAGCTCCAGGACGAGAACGCCCGGCTCAAAGCGCGGTACAACGAATCGCTGAAAACCATCGAGGCGCAGGAGCATGATTTGCGCGCCATGAACGTCCTATCCTCGGGACAGGCGCCTGTGGAAATTGTCCCCAAGCTGGGACAAGGGGACAACGAGGGTACCGCTGTTATCGTGCTGTCCGACTGGCACTGCGAGGAAATCGTCGCCCCCGGCAGCATCAACGGGCTGAACGAGTACAGTTTGGACATCTGCACGACGCGGGCGACCAAGACGTTCCAGGCAGCGCTCAATCTGGTGCAACTGTTGGAGGAGCGCATCGAGATTCCGGACATCGTGCTCGCGCTGCTGGGCGACTTCATCACCGGCAACATCCACGGCGAGGAGAACGCCGAGACGAATGCCCTCCAGCCGACGCACGCGACGGTATTCGCGATGAACTTGCTGATTAGTGGCATCCAGTTCTTGCTCGACCACACAGGCGCGCAGTTCACCATCCCGTGCCACAGTGGGAATCACTCACGCACCACCATCAAGACGCGGTTCGGCGCGGAGAACGGTCACTCGCTGGAATACTTGATGTACCTCACGCTGGCTGCGCACTTCCGCAACGAGCCGCGTGTGACGTTTCTCATTGCGGACGGGATGCACTCGTATGTTGACCTGTACGCGGGACAGCCTGGAGCGACCACGATTCGATTCCATCATGGACACGCGGTCAAGTACGGGGGAGGCGTGGGCGGTATCTATATCCCAGTCAACAAGGCTATCGCTCAATGGTCGAAGGCTCGTCACGCCGACCTGGACGTATTTGGTCATTTCCACCAGATGCGCGATGGTGGAAATTTTCTGTGTAACGGGTCACTCATTGGGTACAACACGTTCGCTCTGAGTATCAAGGCGGATTACGAGAAGCCCCGCCAGCTTCTCTTCCTCATCGACCGCAAGCGTGGCAGAACTTGCACGTGGCCAATTCTGGTCAAATAACAAGGAGCGCATCATGTTGGAAGACTTCGAAGCGGGCTGCTATCTGCTGTGGGTTTACTGCAATCCCTGCAACGGACGGCTCTGGTACTACTAAGCGGCGACTCGACATACAAGGTAGGAGTGAGCATGAAGATGTGGATTGCTGCGGTGCTGACCGCCCTGGTTGTTACGTTCACGCCGATGACGGTGTTCGCCCAGGCGGACATGCTGAACATCCAGTCGGCACAGATTGTCAACGCGCCCGACGTTAAGGGCTGGCCCGTCACGACGGCGTTAACCGCGGTTAGCTTTGACGGCGCGGTGACCCGGGTGGACTTCACCAAGAAGGACGGGCCGAACCGCTGGCCTGACGTCACGCCTGCGGGCTGGCAGGGTCCCCTGGAGTACACCATCTGGCTGTTCGTGAACAACGGCGGGCAGTGGGTTGGTTCCGGCTTCATCCAGATGTGGAATGGCCGCGACGGCTCGGGCTCAGCGGCGGACCCCGACGTCCCCTCGCTGTACGACAAACATTGGTACTACGCGGAGCGGTGGGCGCCCATCTTCGGCCACGGCCCCATCCGTGCTGGCGAGACCATTGGGTTCATGGTGTCCTCGGGTAACGCCCGGGACAACGTGGGACCGCAGAGCGTGCAGGAGCGGTCGAACATCGTCACGTTCGCCGCAACGGACAACGGCCACTTCTCATTCGGGAGTGCGCCGGTTCCAGTCCCCACGCCGACACCGGTTCCAGTACCGGTTCCGACACCAGTTCCCGTGCCCCTGCCGAGCACAGACCTGGGGATGCAAATCCTCACGCAGCAGGCGATTGACCACGCGGCGGTCATGGCGCATATCGAGGAGTTGAAAACACAGCTGGCACTCACACGGCAGGACATCGCGGACTTTCGCGCGGCCGTTCGGTCCAAGTGGGTTGCAGTGGTGGACTCTCCGATTTTCAAGTACACCCTCGCGGCCATCACGGGATTCGTGGTGACGCATTTCAGTGGTATCGGAAAGTAACATGGTAACGGCTGATGACCTTCCGAAAGATAATGGCGCGCTCAAGGGGATTCGGGTGCAGATGCCCGCTCCCCCGGCGCCGCCTGCCAAGAGCGTGCTGGCCGACCCGCGTTTCCTGGATGCGTTGGTTCTGGAATACATCGATGGGCACACTTGGAAGGTGGTAAACGAGTTCGTCTACAAGACCGATGTGGGCACGCTCGACATGGTGAAGGTGCCCGCGGGGTTTGAGACGGATTTCGCCTCCGTGCCCAAGGTGTTTTGGAATGTCATGCCGCCTACCGGCCAGTACGGGAAGGCGGCGGTCATCCACGACTACCTCTACCGCACGCCGCACATCGCGTCGAAGGCGGATGCGGACAGCGTGTTCAAGGAGGCGATGACCGCGCTTGGTGTGGGCTGGTGGACACGGAATACGATGTATCAGGGCGTCCATCTCTTCGGAGGCGGCGCCTACAAAGGCGGACTGTAATGGAGAACGCGTTCGCGTGGCTTCGGGACATCGCGGAGTGGCTCGGGCGCTTTGTCCCTCGGTGGGTTATCCTGGATACGACGGAGGGCGCCATCAAGTACAAAGGTGGTCGCACTCCTGTCGTGTGTGGGCCGGGGGTGCATTTCTACTGGCCTGCGCGGTCTACGTTTGTGCCGTATCCGATTGCGCGGCAAACTGACCGGCTCGAAACGCAGACGATGGAGACGGCAGATGGCATCACGTTCATGGCGAGCGGCACGCTCACGCACGAAATCGAAGACCTCGGCCTGCTGGTGCCCCGCACTCACTCTCCGTCTACCACGATTGTGGACTTGGCAATGGCTGCGGTCCATGACATCTGTAGCGACGAGACGTGGGCGTATCTGAATGACCGGAAGGAGCGGAGGAAGCTGAAGACGCAGTTGAAGAATGCCGCCCAGGAGCAGTTGAAGGACTACGGGGTCAAGGTTCACAAGCTGCAACTGAACAGTCTGGTGCGGTGTAGGGCGTATAAGATTTCACAGTCCACATCAACGGAGGAGAATTGATGAATACGGACCCGAAGAAGAGTGCGCAACCGTGTGGGTGCGATGAGGGCGCGAACCACATGTGCAAGGAGTGCCAAACTCGGTATCTCGCCCTTGATGAGAAGTTTGTTCCGGGTACTCCGTGGGTCGAAGTGAAGAGAGGACTGTTCCCCGACTCCGCGCAGGGGCGCAAGGACCATCCGATGTTCACAGGCGTGCTGATGTACTTCCCGGATGCTATCGCCGCCGTAGCCCACGTGAGCAAGTTAGGCAACGACCAGCACAACCCCGGACAGCCGCTCCACTGGGCACGGGGCAAATCAACCGACCAGACAGATACCGCGGTGCGCCACATGATGGACCACGGCGTAGGGAACATCAAGGACACGGACGGCACGTACCACATGGCCAAAGCCGCGTGGCGCTGCCTCGCAGAGCTTCAGTTAACCATCGAAAAGGAGAGGGAGAGCCGATGAAGGTATACGTAGCGGCGCCGTGGACGCGTAAGGCAGAAGCGCAGGCGTGTGCGGAAGCGTTGGAAGGCGCGGGACACGAGATTACCAAGAAATGGTGGGAGCATCGCGAGGTTCCCGGCTACCTCACGGCGGGTATCAGCGTCGTGGAGCGCAAGGAACTTGAAACCCAGGCGATGGAAGACATCACAGGCGTGCTCGATGCAGACGCTATTGTCCTGCTGAACCTGGAGAAGTCGGAGGGGAAGTCGGTCGAGACCGGCGTGGCGCTGTTGTCCGCGTTCTGCCGGATGCACGGCATCTCCAAGATGGGCGTTCACCGGTTCATCCTCGTCGGCGGGAAGACCAACCTGTTCCACTATGTACCGCTGTGGGAAGAGGCGACGACCCACGCGGACATCCTCGCGCTGCTTCAGTAGACTTCCACTTTCCGATGAGGGGATACGGCCTTAAAACCGTTCCCCTTGTCGTCCTGCCCCACTTCGGTCACCCACACGTCATACACCCCAGTCCGGAGCGTCAGAGGCTTCACCCAGGTACGCTGGGTCGAATTCTCGATGGTCCAGCAGTCCGAGCCCGGGGTCGCGGCCTCACCTTCCGATTCCCAAATCAGGCACACGGTCCCGGCCCGGAATTGGTCATCCAGGTGTACCTTTGCGGAGGTTTTGAGGGGTGAGAGCCCCACCTGGACGGTGAGGCTCACGAGGAGGGAGGCGAGATAGAGGTACAGGGAGCCCATACCCCTATTGTATCAAAACGGCAGCGTTCCTGGTACGGTTGGCGGTTCCCCTGCGGGTGGAGCCGTAGACGACGCCCCAGATAACCTGTCGATTTCCGCAAGCACCACGCTCAGCGTCTTGATAATCGTCTCGACCTCGCGCTTATTACCGCCGCGCGTGCCGTCCTTGAAGGCGACGATGACCTTCCGCAACTGTTCCAGTTGGGGCCTTGCGGGAGAGGACACCGCCTTGAGTTGCGCGATGGCCGCGAACACATCGTCGCCCCATTGAACGCCAAGCGAATCGTAGACGTCCATCAAATGCACTTCTTTCGGCGTGGGCCTTGCGGGAGAGGACAGCGCCCCCTCAGCCAACTCAGCATCCCTAGTGTCTAACTCATTGTCGCGTTCGCTCGCCGTGTAGTCTGGTTCCTGGGCGACGCTGGGAGACGGTGTTACTTTGGGCATGTAATCTTCTCGTACGGCGCAGTCGGCTTGTTCTCCGTCGCCTCTTCAATCCAGGCGACCGCGCACCCCAGCGCAATCAGCTTTTCCTGGTTGAGCACTTTCCGCACTGGCTGGACCAGCGCCAGACTGAACCCGTCGATGGTCAACTGGTCTTCTCCGGTCGATTCCCGAAGTTCCCCAATGACCTCCTTCTTGGCGTCCAGCTTCTCCTGGATGGCGTCCAGTTGCGCCTTGAGCCCGGCATACGCCTTGAGTTCCGTACGCAGCGTGGTGAGGGTCGCAGGCTTGATTTTCACTACCTGCTTCACCGTCTTGGTTGCCTGAAGTTTCACACTCATTTTCGGTACCTCGGTCCCGCCCAGCCTTCCGCATCGACCGGGCATCCCGCCGCCCAGTCCGGAAGAGTGGACATCAGTTGTTCGAACTCGTGGACACTGCCTGTGCCAATCGGCGCTTCTGCGACTAATTCGTCATGGACGGTCAGAACGATGCTGTACACGCCGGTCGCTTCTGCACGGTGCATGCCACACGCCATTAGGTCACGGGCAATAGCCTGGACGATGTTTTCGGTCAAGAGCCCGCCGTACGCGTTCTGCCGCTTCCATTGGCGCGTCTTGCTGTCCACGCCTGCCCAGGACAGGACCTCTTTGTTCTTGCCCCACGGAGCAACCGTGAGTGTCACGCGCGGTTCGTAGTAAGCGAGACGGCGCCCACTCGGCAGGTAGCAGTAGAGGAACTTGCCCTCCAGTGCCCACCGCACCACCCCGCACTGCACCGGGGAGCGGGTCTGCACAGCGGCAATCGCGCTCGCCTCCTGTTCCTCCCACATGCGCTTGACGAGGTAGTACTTCTCGCGATACGCGTTGACAATCTTCACCGCGGTTAACGTATCCTCGTCCTGGCCCTCTGCGTATTCGAACGGATGGTTCTGCTTGTTGTGGAAGCGCGAGCCCTCGCCGCATTCCTCGCACCAGCAGTCTTCCGGGATAGGCGAGCCGCCCTTCTCGCATGTCTCGCAGAACTTCGACGGCCCCATCTGATAGCCCAGACCGAGAATGGCAATCTTACCAATGCCACGCTCCATTTTGTCCGCCTTGGTGACGGGGCGATTGAAGATGCTCGCCGCCATGTCGCAGTAGGGGTCTATCTTATTCCTAAATAAGTCCAGACCACGCTCATCCCCTGCACACCAGAGTAGAACACGGGCTTCAATTCCAGCGAAGTCGGCCACGTATAGCTGATGTCCGGCTCGGGCGGTAATGGCGCCGCGTAGTCCTGCGGAAAGTGCTTCCATGACGCCGCCCCACCGTTTGACAACGTAAGCGCGCGTTCTAGTCTTAAGCGCTTCCCACAGCATCTCGATATCAGTTGGTAGGTCATCCTTCTGTCCTTTTGGCTTGGGGCTGAGCCGCGGGAAGTTATGCGGCTGAACGCCCTTTCCACTCCATCGGCCAGTGCTTGCGCCGTGGTATAGCAGACCCCCGCGTATGCGCCAGTCCAGTCCGGCCCAATCACGCATGGCCGTGTATTTGGCTGTACTGCTGCGTCCCAATGCGCGCATGATTTCCAGGGCACGACGAGCACGTGGGGTGAGGTCATCTCGGGTAAGGGTGTCATCGATAGTTGCTCCCTGCGTGTCATAGAGTTTCAACCCCTCCGTCGCCAGCCACAGCTTCATGTTCTCCCGCTGTGACGCCTTCTCCACGTAGCCGTCCGTGACCTGAGCGAGTTCCGCATTGAGGCGCGTAGTCTCTTCGGCCACGAGGCGCAGGGCACATACCACGGCGTCGGGGTCGAGTTGGAACCCCTTGGCGTTAATCGCGAGGTCGAGGAGGAAGGTCGCGGTCTCTTCGTCATTCAAATCCTCCAGGGACTCGCTCACCGTTTCTTCAGCCAAGACGTCGATACGACAGTATTTCCAGAGGCCCTGGAATAGCTCTAACGACTCGTGCCACAATATCGCTGGTGGGGTCACACCAGATGCGGACCACGCGTCCCGTTCCTTCTTCAGCGACTTGCGCGGACTCCGAACCTTTTTCATAATCTTCGACCCAGGTTCGTCCTTGCGAATCCGTAAGTGCAACGCGCTCGCCGCGTCGTCCAAACCCCGTGGCAAAGCATAGGAGGCCGCTTTCGCCGCAGAGCAGCGCCACTGGGTCAACTCGACAGAAGGCCAGCCGAATCTGGGGATGAGAATATTGTTCCATATGCAGTACTCGAAAAAGACGTTATGGGCCTCGATGAGCCCCTCGCCTTGAATCCACTCGCACAACTCGATGATGTCGTCCCAGCAGTCGGCTTCTTCAATGCCCAGATGCTTGAACGCCGGGTGCCACAACGCGGTGCGTCCCGGCTCCCAGTAGGGCAACCGGAACGCAAGGCAGAGTATCTCCGTGGTCGAGTCAATCGAGTAGCGCCATGTCCCGCACGCCTTCAGAGAGCAGGCGCTACGGGTTTCGAAGTCGATTGTAGCGCGAGGCTCTCGGTTCATTTCTTCCCCTCTAGGAATTGGACAATTCGCTTGGCCGTCGCCTCCCCTATGCAGCGCGACTTGCCCGTACTCTCGTCCACCACGCGGATAGCTGCCCACTCAGCCACGGTAGCACGTGCGGCGAGCCGCACAGAATTATCGAAATGTTCAGCCACAGCCTTGCTCGCCTTAATGCCCACACCTGGGAGCTTGGTAAAGAGTTGTCGCCATTCGTTGATAGGGACGAGGGTGGGCATGTCATGCACCACCAGATGACTCGTATGGTGGTCCAGAGCCACATCAGTCCACCAACGATACAGGTTGCCAAGAAAGCGCACAGTGTCATTGCAAGTGTTCGTATATCGGACATGTAATCCTCCGCACAGTTCCAGCGTGAGTACTTGTTTCTCCATCTCGGCTGCGGAGATTTTCCCCGGGGTCTCGGTCCAGCCGCGCATCTGGCCTTGGTAGGTCACCACGCGCCCCTGGTCATTCGTCTTCCACTGGCCTTCCACGACTAGCCACGCGTGTTCGTATTGCGCGCGAAGCCCGGGTAGCTGATGCCCCGCGAGCCGTCCTGTGCGGAGACTGCCGACGAGGTCATTAAGCCGTTTCAATTCAATGCCGATATCCACGGATACGCCTTTCGCCCCGCGCCCGGAGAATGCCACGTCGGCAAACTCCAGGTCTTCCAGTTCGGCATCGAACCCGGCAGCACGAAGCGGAGTGAGGAGGTCCTTACTACCGATGCGCCGGTCCACGAAAATCATAGCGTCACATCATAGTAGCGTGCGATGCACCGAATCATCTGCACGCGGTCGCCGGAGTACATTTTGTCCAAGATGGAGAGCACCATCGCGAACAGCTTGACCTCGTGCGTAACGGTTACTGTGCCGGTGAGGGTAGACAGCTTCATTCCCAATCCTCGTCAGTGCTATCTGGGAACACCATCTGCGCCAGTTCTGCGAAGGTCACGTTACTAAGCGTTTCCCCCTGGACTTCGAACCCACCCGGACCGCGCGACTTCCCGACCTCGATGATGTAGTCCTTTTCGGCCTTGTCGTAGCGGTGAAACAAGTCCACGTGAACCAGCCCCTCAAGCTCACCGAACCCCGCGCGAATCATCGCGCCAGTAGCGGCCGCGCCCTGCGCGCCGGTCTTCTTGTTGACCTTGGACGCCCATTCCGCCTTCATCCCCTGGAGACAGCCGAAGTTGATATCGCTCGCCTTCGCCATGTTGATAAGGCGGCGGTACCGCTGATTCAACGCCGGGTAGTTGCGCGGGCTATCGTTGGGAGCGCCGAACTCGGCATACCGGAACATCTCCCAGATGTCGGTCTCTTTGTCCCAAATGACCGTGCGTGCATTCTGTACCGCATCTTCGAAGTCTTCGATGAACTTATCGCGAAGGTCAATCGCAACCTGCTGGTCCAAGTCTTCAGTCGGAGACCAGTCGTACTCCGCAACGTAGATATCCTTCTTCTTCTGAAACGGCTCCACGACCCCCTCCAGGCCGCGGTCCATGGAGAATACGACAATAGGTGCAGGCGCGGTGAGAGCAAAGTGGGTCTTGCCGCTTCCCGGCGCTCCCACGCTGGCCCAGATGAGCCGGTTCTTCACGTCCTGGTCAGCCTTCACGAAGCGTGCGAACTTATCCACTGCTTTAGCCATTGGTCCTCAAGTCTGCGTAGCGGTTGCGAATCTTGTCGAAGCGGGCTGGAGTCGTGGGCGTCATCTTGATGATAATCGGGTCTTCTTCCAGCGCTGATGTGTACGAGATAGTGACCGTTTCGTCCCCGTCCCACGCAACCATATGCGTGCTGATGTCAAAGGTTTCCAGTAACGCGCGTGGCCGCATGTCCGTGACCATCACGTGAATCGGGAGACGTGCGGCGCCGGTAATGACTGCGACCTTCAGGACCCCGCCGATAACGTCGCCGTATTCGTCGTGGATGTTGCGCGAGTCTTCCATAGCTTGGAAGTCGAACCCCTGCGCACTAAACCAGGACAGCACGCGGCGACGGACAGAGGGGAGCAGTTCAACGTTGGGCGCTTTTACCCACACGTCGATGTCGGTTGCGCGCTCCGGGCACGCGGCGTATCCGCCTGCGATGTAGCACTCGTCTCCCGGAGGAAGCAGGTTAGACGGCAGTGGTGGGGTTAAGTTCGGGTTCACTCAGGGCCTCCGTATCGAGCACTAGGCTCAGTTCGTGGTTAATGCGCGCGGTGAAGACGCCGGTTACGGGTACCGCGCCCGCCTTCGTCATCACGTAGACGCGTTCAGTGCCAGCGACCTTCCCGCGGTCAATCGCCATCCGCACGACGTTCAAGAACAGCTTCTCCCAGGTCAGCGGCATCGGCAGGTTCACAATGCGCTGGCCTTCGAACCCGCGCGTCTCGGCAGCGGCGATGAGCGTGCCCAATGCCGCCACACAGCAACCGAGCATAATGACCGCAACCGTTGTATGCACTCCCAGCAGATGTCCCGCGATGAACACGCCGATAATGCAGGTAAGCGAAAACACAGCAATCACTTTATCCTCCCAGTGTGGCGCGCGTGGTTCAAACACATGCGCTCGTTCTCAATGAGTTCGCGGTCATTCCAGCGCAGCTGGAACAGCCGGAACTGTGGGTCCCAGGGTTTGTGGAGCAGCACAACCGCCAGCATACCGTCGTAGAGTTCCAACCATCGCGCATACAGCTTCATCTGCGTGAGGTACTTGTTGAACTTGGGCGGGAGTGAGTCTCCAACCTCAGTCGGCATATCGTTGGCCGACATCGAGGTTAGTTTGATTTCCCAAAGCTTCGTGACTCCGTTGTACTGCAACAGGTCCGGACTGAACGCAACGTTGTGGGGCGGCGGGCTCATGAACTCTCCCGGCCGCTCAATCTTGAACCCCGCCTTCGTCAGCAGATATTCGAAGTGGTTTTCCCACGCCGTCCCCAGGGCCATCAGCACGGGGTTGGGGGGTTCGTCTCCGTAGTCGTAGCGCTTCGGCTCTAGGTGCTTGTAGAGGTCGCCGTAGATGTCCGACGCATGGAGACCGGGCGACCGCACGAGGTCCGACGCGAGGAAGTCGATGCCGTGGTTGAGTACGGGAGTGACAATCATCGCGGACCTTTGATAGCGTCTAACACCTGCTGACCTTGGGCGGGTGCCTTCGCGCACAAGTCGAGCGCAGCACGAGGGGACAAATTCTCCAACCCGCAGTAGATACAGCGGCCCAGAAAAGGCCCGCCCTTTAGACTCGTGCGCTCTAAACCATGTGTCATGCTGTCCTCCGGAAACACTTAAGGGGCGCACTAACCTATTTGCTAGTGCGCCCCTGGTCGCTGAGAGCGGAGTCGTGTTGAGTGTTGACGGGTCGCAATGCCCGTCTACTCCGGTGCGCTCTCGTTCGATAATCTGCCGGGAGAGTTTAAGACCCTCCACAAGAGCACAGCACTGGGTGCCGCTCTCCTGCCAGCATGTCTCTCATGCTGCGACTGCGCGTTAGGACGTCGCTCACACGGGAACTGGTCCGGGGTATCCGTAGCCAGTCTCAGGCGCGATGCACTCGCGGGTGTGGCGGGGTATGTGAAGTCTCGGCTTGCGCCTTTACGTTCATCCGAGACACAGGAACCACGAGGCCACCTACCCCCCGCTACCTTCCGTCCTAAGTCAATATTTGGCGGCGTCCTGGGATTTGCACCCACACCGTTCACCGACGGAGGACACCGCACGTTGTTCGCGTATCGAGTGGGCACGAACGCCCAGGTAAAAACCCACGCATGGAAACCAGCAACTACGCTGCCTGCGTGCTCCCGGTCAGCCCGTGAGGTCGCCCGCATTAGCGGCGCGAGACACTAGGCGACAGTCGTTCAGTCCACGTCTACCGTGATGATTTCCTTCTTCGCGTCGTACGACCAGCCGTTCTCGGTTTCCAGGAAGTCATCCGACTTGAGCAGCTTGCGAATCGGCTCGCGCTCCGGGTGCTTGCTCATGCCGTTCTCTTCCTTCAGCAGCGCCATCGACAGCTTGGCTTTCGCCAGCTTGCCCTTCGCCGCCGTCACGACCTTGATGAGAAAGTTCGACGCGAGCGTCTCCACATCATCGCTCTCGTCCGCTTCCTCGTCCTTGGCCTTCTTGCCGCTGGTCTTGCCGGTTTTCTCGGTCTTGCTGGCCTTACCGGCTTTGCCCGCGCGCTCGTAGACCTGTTCGATGACCGTCGTCGTGTCATCGAATTCCTTGCCCTTGAACTTGCCCTTCTTGGCCACGCGCTTCTTCGGCTTGCCGTCCTTACCGATGACCACCGCCTGACCGAAGCGCACCCGGGTACCTACCATCGGCTCCAGGTTCACCGTCAGCGGGTCATCGCCAAACGCGCTCAGCGGGAAGCCCGCCTCCACCAACGACGCGAGGAACTTGCCCGCGGGGCTGTTGTTGCTGATGCCGCATTCGGCATCCTCTTCCACGTTCTTGAGCGTCTGGTCGTCTTCGTAGTCGTACTCGTCCGCGTTGCCCGCGAACAAATTCTGCGTGATATCCTCATCGGCGCCATCCAGGCGGGCGCTGATTTCGAGGAACAGCGAGTGGAACTTGTCATCCTTGGTACCGGGCTTTTTGCCGGGGACGAACGCCTCACCGTTGAACTCGTCGGTCCAGCGGTACCCCGCGATAACACCGTCCACGCCGTTCAGGAAACCGCCGCCGCCCTTTTTCAGATTCAGACCCAAAGTAACACTCTCCTTGTTTGCGAGTTCGAACTTGCGTACCTGTACATAGATGATGATTGCAAGCGTTGTGCCAGCTTAGCGGAGCAGGCTGGAAGGCTCGGGGTACACCTTATTGGGGTCATCCGGCTTCCCAGCACAAGCGTTGTCCGGTCCTGTGGACGCGCCTGTCTTCATTTTCGAGTACAGGGCGCGCTCCAATTCCTTGAACGCACTGAAGCAGTCATGGGCACCCGTAAAGCGTCCCATCCGAGTGTGAAGGGCTCGGGCCTCCTCCAAACTCATATCCAGCTGGATGCGGTCCGGCTGGTCCTTGGTATTCGGTCACGGCTACTGGCTTGTAGTGTGACTCCAGAACGTTCGTGCTCACGGTATGACCGTTCACCGACCGAATGATTTCCGTCTTGTGATACTCCACCCCCGTGCGTGCCGTCGCTTTCCGGTCCTGCGCTACTCGCTTCGCTGTCGCCATTCTGCCCTCCTGTTGTCCATTCCATGAGTCGGTCCAGTCGCGCGTCCACGAGCGCCTCTTTGACACTCTGGACGGTACCCTTGCGCAGTGCGAACAGCACGCCGCTGTAGGGGAAGTCCTTCACGGCAATGGCGAAGTCCTTCTGGGTGGGCTGACCTTGCGCCATCCGCCATCGCAGCGTAATCCGCTCCACCAGCCAGTCATAGGCACGTTGGACGCGGGCGAACTCGTCCTTCCACTCCGGGAAGCTCGCGAGCACTTCGCCGGTCTCACCCTTCCTCACCACGTCCAAGATACCCTTGGGCGTGAGGTTGTCCCGCAGATGGTGCAGCGCCACATACCCTGGATGCTTCACCTTAATGCGGTTGAACGCCGCGTCCACGATGACATAGCCCTCCTGGTCCAGCGGGTCCATGTGGAGGAAGGTATCCTCGATTTCGCTCGGGGTCGTCAGGGCGAACTCGTGAACCGGGTTGTAGCCCGCGTAGCTCCGGGTCGGGTATTCCTTCCCGGTGCGCTCCCGCAGGCCGATAAGCCGCAACGTGTGCCCACTCTGCTTCGTCACCACGCGGTTATACGGTGACATCAGTTCGAACAGGAACGTCACGGAACGGGCATTCTCGGCGGGCGGCACGTCGAAGCGCATCTCTTCGAACGCTTCCCAAAACAATTCCTGAAACGTCAGGTTGAACCCGTTGACCCGGCCAGTCGCGTCCGGCGTGCCCGACGTTCCTACTCGCCATAACCCGCGGTACCAATACATCTGGATGAGCGAGCCGTCCAACTTCTCCTGCACCCGGGCTGTGGTCCAGTCAATCGTGGCCGCGCGCCCCTCGTGCGCGTTCCAGAACTTATCGAACGGCCGTGAGACGATAGCCCAGTTGTCCGCTTCGTCCAGGATGACCCCGCGGCACTGGCAGACCAGCGGGTTGTCCATGTCGGATTCAATCTGGTTGTACTTCAACAGCACGAGATTCGGAAACTCCGCATGCCGTTTCGCAATAAGCGCAAAGGGCGGCTGGCACAAGGTCTCCAGCGCAACCCCCATCCTCAGCTTCTCCTGGACCAGCAGTGCGCTCACTGGACCCTCACAGGAACCGGCACCTTCTTGAATGGCGGCGTCGGCACCCAGGCGAGGTCCGGCAGTCGCACGGGCGGTAGGGTGAGCGGCGTTGGCGGTAGTGGAGTCGGTGTCAGCATCAGAACGCTCCCGGCGCGACCTGGAAACAGGTCAGGCCAATATGGCGCCAGTAGTCCACGACTTGATTTCTATCATCGAGGACAAAGCGCACGTTGTACCGTCCCCTCACGTGGGCATCGAACAACTCACCCTTCACCACCCAGTCCTTGCGATGGTCGCCGCCCTGTCTCATATAGAGGGCACCCGGGGGACAGTGGTGCCCCCTCAGAAACGTCTCCGTCTGAGTACGGTAGGTGTCCTCGCGACCGGACAGGTAGATGATGTGGTCGTGCTGGGTACGGTAGTAGATTTCAAGCAAAGTCCGTACCGGCACGTTGACGTCATCCTCGGCACAGCGCGAGGCGTCATACGGCCCGCGGTGCCCCTGTTCCTTGAACAGCGAGAGGGTGCCGTCCAGGTCGCAGATGATGGCGTAGGGCGCGTCTACAGGCGTCAGGAGGGGTGCCGCGGGCGGGTAGCCCAGAGACGCGCTAATCCCAAATTGGTGCGCCATTCCCCGAATGACCGTCTCCCCCACCTGGGCTTTCCCCAGTCGCAAGGCGTCCCGACGAATGCATTCGGCAACCGGGACGTCAAAGCGTTTGATTTCAAACTCGGCGCCCGCTTCCCGTGCCAACTGTTCCAATCGGGTCTTGTGGCGATAGCCGAAATTCGTATCATCACTAATCACGATGACGTTGTTCCAGTCCAGGAGGGAATGCTGGATGCGTGCATCGCGTTCTTTCACGACCGCTTTTTCGTTTTCTCGCGACCACACCCAGCCGCCTAATTCCCACTGCCGACGAATGGCGTCTTTGTTCACCACGAGGACCACGAGGTCATCCGGCCGGTCCGGGTCCCACGCTTCGAACGCGCGGAGCCGCTGTTCTTCCGCCCACGTGGATTTGCCGCTCCCGGGGAGACCCTGGCACATAATCAGTTTCTTCATTTGCACTCCTTCGCAAACCACACCACTTGCCCGCAGAGCAGGCAGACTTTGTACGAACAGGTGCCCGTGGCGTTGTGGTAGTACTTCCAACGATGGACACAGGGGCTCATCCCAGCGGCTCCCGCTCGGTGATGCGGTAGTAGCCGTGGAGCCGGGTAAGCTGGTGTTCCGCCCAGTGGAGCGCATTGGTTCCGTCAAAAGGCTGAACCTTCGCCGTGGTCCCCATAACCTCGATGACGATACCCTGAGTCTTATAGCCGCTCGTAGCTTTCCCTGCTACGACGTCACCCACCTTCAACGGGAGCTTCTGTCCGCACGCGTGGCACTTCTTCATTGATTCCTCCCTATAGCGTCTATGGTATTCAATTGAATCTCGTCTCCACCCCGGTAGTCCCATTCCCAACTCCTGGTCTCTAGGGGACTCTCCCCTCCCGGTCTAGTAACCGGGAGGTTGGGGGTTTCCGCTAGGCAGACGACGTTTGTTTTCAACAACTTAAACCCTAGTATCACTCCTCCTCATTTCCCTCAAGGTGAGACTCGGGAACGCTGTACTTGCCGTTTTTCTTAATGATTTCGCCATTTCCTTGTAGTCTCACCTTGTAGCGGAAAAAGGTCGCACGGGGCATTTTCGACCGTTCCTCCATGATACCTCGCCACTCGTCGGCGGTCAGCGGTCCCTCAGCGTCCAGAACCGCCATCATGTCGCGCGCTCGACTCTCTACGCGGACCTCTTGCCCCGCCTCGTTGACGATGACGACAGTGTCTTGGGTGGGCATTTGCTTGATGCGGAATTCGATATCATCGAACTCTTCGGCATCCTTTTGCTTGTTGCACGTGAGAATGAGTTTCCCCTTCTTGTTGCTAAGGGAGAGCATGGTGTCCGCAGCACCCCGGAACGCGGTATTGCCACGTTCACGGTCACCGTCCAGGCGTGTGTGATGGACGACAATGACCGTGGCATCAAACTCCTTGCGCAGACGGTCCACTCCTGCCACAAACCGCCCCATGTCCGCTTGCTGGTTCTCGTCACCATCGAAACAACGGGCCAAGGTGTCGATAACGATAAGGTCTGGGACAATGTCTGCCTCCTCAATACGTTCAATCACACGTGCCATGCCATCGCTATCCGCGTAGACCGGGACTGACTCGGTCAACCACGCTGCTGCGGCTTGGGAGGGCTTCAACCCTCGATACGCCAGCCAGCCGTTAATCCGCTTCCCCATGCCCGCGCTGCCTTCCGCACAGACATAGAGGGGGAAGCCTTGTGCGACAGGGTGCCCTTGCCACTTCCCGCCCGCGGCAATGCTGAGGGCAATGTCGGCTGCAACGAAACTCTTCATCACTCCGGGAGGGCCGTAGAGTCCGACCAGTCCACCGGAGGGGATAATCCTATCAATCAACCATGTCGGCGGGGGAAGATGCATCATCTCCGCGGTGGAGAACATGCGCATCGACCCGGGCGCGGTTAGGTGGAGGTTCAAAGCCATTCAGGGGGTCTCCGATACAGGAGGAGCCCGCCCTAGTGTGTACCAGGACGGGCTCAGGGGGAGCTAGGCGACGAGGCGATAGAGACCGTTGTTGTCGCGCGCGTCGTTGATGTTGTACCCGGCGCGACGAAGCTCCTGGATGTTGCGGCGGACGCTGGCAAAGGGCACCCACGGTGCGATGCTGTCCGCCAGGGAGCGAATCGACTGGGGGCCGGTCTGGAGCGCGTTGAGAATGGTCTGCTGACGAGTGTTCATGCTGTCCTCACAAGGGTACGGGTTACAGGGTTGGTACTAGTACTACTGCACGAATCATACCGACATGTGGCGATAACAGTCGCGAGCGATGCGCGCGTCTTCCTCATGGGCGAAGGCGTCCAGCGTCTCTCGACTGGGGCCGACTTTCGCATCGTTCACATCGGCCTCGTGGTCCCAGGTATCCGGGTCGTGGTGCGGCGCGTTCCAGCCCATGTCCTGGAGATAGGACACGGTCCGGTGACAGTAGTGGCAGCCGTACTCGCCCTCCACGATGTGGTGCTTGCCATCGGGCGACTCCTTGCAACTGTGGATGCGGTCGGTCATCGCCCCACCAGGAGCCACTTCAGGCGGCCGAACAAGCCGCGTGAGAGGATTTGTCCCATCTGCACCACGGCGCCACGGGTCAAGGCGTGGTCTCGCCCGATACGCGTAGCCATCTTCTGCGTGCGTCGCTCCATCTGCTTGTCAGTCACTCGGTCCTCCAGTGGTCGAAGTTGTCCCTCGTTGGTCTTGTGGCGCGCATACGTTCCAGTCATAGTACCGCCTCCGGTTCAATTCCGTGCTCCTGACGGTACCGTTTGCGCCATGCGTTGGCGTCGTCCATCCACTGGTTGTCGTGGATGATTTGTACCCCGCCCCAGCGCTTGACGGGCAGGATATACGTGATGGGGAAAGGACGGCCCAGATGGGCCATCCTCTCGTCGTGGTTCATCAGGCGTGGGCGACTCACAGCTTCACCACGTAGTCGTTGAGGAAACGACCGGAGACGTGGGAGCCCTCGATAGCGGGGTCCGTGTCGGTGGTGTCGCCCTGGTCATACATCTGCGGGTCAGCAAACTGCTGTTCCTGGAGGAGCGCGGCGCCCCGGTTATACGCGTCCGCTTCGTCCTTCGCGCGCACCACGATACTGTCGAACGAGATAGGCCCGTCCAGAATTTCAGCCGCATCGAGGTCTACGTTGTTGTCCTTGCGGAACCAACCGCGCGCCTCTACATAGAGGTAACGCGATGGGGCTGGTGCCGCCTTCCGAGTCACACGTGTCTTCTTCGCCGTCTTCTTTGCCATGCGAGGCTCCCTTCAAGGTAGCGGGTTTGAGGTTCTAGGCCGCGTCTCGGTGTGCAGTGCTGCACGCGGGGTGCCAGCGTGTCGCGTACTCATACAACCGCTGTTGGAAAAGAGGACAGTCAGAAGCCCAACTATTTTGCACCACAATAAGTTACGTGCGGTTTTGGGCCTATTACCGCGGGCATGTCAGTTACAGTTCTATGGCACGATGGTTGAAATACGTAACTGACAAGGAGTAGCACGATGTCCAAGAAACAGGTCAAGATGTTCTCGGTTGCGGTGACACCCAACATCCGGAGCGCGTTCGATTCGCTCGACATCAAGGGGCAGGGTGGGTTTCAGTCCCTCATGCGGGACGTCGCCTCACGCGTGACCAAGAGCCCGGGCATCGTGCGCTTTGATGCGGATGACTTCGCCCGCATCACCAAGTATGCAACGTCGTATGGCGAGGGCGGATTTCAACAGCGTCTTCGACTGCTGGTGAGCCAGTGGACGGCGCAGCACATGACCAGTCTCATCCGAGGATAACGGTATGGCCAAGTCAAACGCGTTACGGATGCCGGTGGAGCCGCTGGATATGGTGTTTGAGGATTTGCGTGTGGTCCTGGAGGCGCGGCGAGCGGAATACCAAAGCGCCGCTGACCGGATTCGCGACATCATCGAGTCGTTCGCCCCGCGGCCGCGTGTGGGTCGTCCGCCGAAGAAGTCGTGACTAAACTGACGTTCAATCGCAGACTGCGGAAACTGGCGGACCGCATCGCGTTGCTGTGCAAGGACACCCCGCATAATTCCGAGATGTCCGTGGAGTGCCAGTCCATTGTGATTGAACTGCACAAGCTGGCGGGCGACCTCGCACGGATAGAGGAATGAACGGGCTCCCCGACGACCCCGATTTCTGGGGTGGTGCCGCCCTGCTGCTGTGTGGGCTGGTAGTCCTGGGCATCCTGTCGTATATGGTCGCGACCTCGCTCCCCTGGTAAGGCGTTTGCACACTCCCTCTGTGAGCCGCCTTCGGGCGACCTCTTGGGAGGGCACACCATGACCCGCACGCGCCGGTAACGCCAGCGCACACGTGAGGGCGCCCCATCACTCGGAGATGCACTCCGCAGCCCTGGTGGGGCGTCCTGGCGTTTCCTACAGACACCCTGGTCCCCCTGGCTAGGATTTCCTACAGACACCCCAATCAAGGCGCGAGGCGAGGCCGTCAGGCCGACGCCGGGATACGTGCAGTGCTCGACGGTCGAGTGCTCGATTGTCCATAGGGCGAAGGTACAGGTATGTTGGAACGGTACATGCCGAGTGGATTCCCTATGGCACGATTCATGCCAACGTCCGGAATTGGGGACGCGCTAGGACAGTGGTGTCCCATTCCGTAACACGTGTTGAAAAACAGCACACGGTGTGGTAGTCGGATGGTTGCTAAGCTGTTGATTCTATTGAGTAGTGCAGATGGTATGCCGACTGCAATCTAATTGGGCATGTTCAAAGTTATCGCGTTTTACGAGTTTCGTCTTACGGCTGTCTCCCGCGTTAAACGGTCCTATGTGCGCACCGAATTTGCGCCGAACACGGTAGACGGCGCTACCCGGTTTGACCGCGTAGAGGATGCTGATGCCGTTCTACGGCCTATCGTGGCGGACCTGGGGAAACGTTGTGAGGGTTTCGGCACTACCGAAGTTAGCGAGGTTGTGTAATGAATACTGGCCTTGCGCTGTTGCTGTATATCGGCGCGTCGATAGTCGGCGCGCTAGTGTGGAGGTTACTGCGATGAATTGTGGAGAATGCCTCATGTCGTCCGTCGAACTCCAGGAAATAGGCGCCGACATGGTATGCCCGCGATGCGGCACGGACTACAGCGGGTATCGGGTTACCCTACCAACCCTGACCGATGCGCAAAAGTACAATATCCGCACGCGTAAGCTTATCTCCAATGGTGCTGCGCATCGGGATAGGCTAGTGCGCGCATCCCTGCGGGCTAGGAGTGACGCATAAATGGATGCCGAGAAGCGTATCGTGTGGGAGGGTCAACACGTTTACGTCTATCGCTCACGTTTCGCTATGCGCGGGTATGAGGTTCGCGTTAACGGCCCAACACACGCGATTGTAGTGGGCTGGAGAGGGGATATCGAAGGCGCTATCCGATGCGCTAAACGTCTTGACCGCGGAGGCTGGCAATATCTTTTAGAGGGACGTTAATATGGCTGCTAGACTCGGAGACGATGGAACGTTTGATACCGTTATCTACTGTAGCGAGTGTGGACAGGAACAGCGCTACAACTACGATAGCAGTGACCCTCCGGAAGACTGGGATTGTTTCAAGGTGGACGGAGAGCAGCCCGACACGTATGCAGCTTGGGTTGATTGGTGCCTAGAAGACTTCGAAGGAGACCACGTATGCGAGAAGTAGTCTCCAAGGTTTACCAGTTTGACGAGTTGTCCGACACTGCGAAGGATACCGCTCGCGAATGGTATCGGCGCGCAAGTGATGGCGATAACTATTTCGCCGAATCAGTCATTGAAGACGCTGCTACGATTGCCGATATCATCGGTATCAACCTGCGCCAACGTCCCGTAAAACTCATGAACGGGAGCACGCGGTATGCGCCGGAGGTATGGTGGGAAGGGTTTAGTCATCAAGGTCAAGGCGCCAGCTATAGCGGGACATACGCGTATGCGAAGGGCGCAGTGAAGAAATTAGCCGTCCATGCCCCTACGGGCGAAGGCAAAGACTTTGCGCACAATAACGAGGTAAACCGAATTGCGCGGGATTTGGCCGATGTGCAACGGCGCAATTTCTACGCGTTAACCGCATCGGTAAGCGCAACGCATCGCGGACATTGGCTTGTCGTCGATGTTGAGCGCACTGACGACAACCCGATGACCTCCGACGCTATCGATACGGTCTCCTCTGCACTCCGGGATTTTGCCGATTGGATTTACCGTAACCTGGAGACCGAATACGAGTATCAGAACTCCGACGAACAGATAGACGAAACCATGCGCGCTAATGAATACGAGTTTACCGAAGACGGGAAGAGAGCTTAAACCATGCCTAGAAATGTGCGCAACTTTTGGCTAGAACTCAGCGTAGATGGTTCAAAATCCAACGTCGAAACGGGACCACGTTCGAAGGACGGCGGATTTAGCTTGACCATTCTGCAACGCTCCGAAGGTGGTATCGTGCGAGCGCTGGAAGTTAGTGGATACGCGACCGAAGACGGTAGAGTACTGTTGTCGGCGCGCACACCGGGCAGTGATGCGCCGCCACTCTCATTTGAGACGAAACGCTAGCCATGAACGGCCGACATCCGACCACGAAGAAATCCGGTGACCCTACGTATAGCGCGCAATGGTCCGGCGTCAGCTATGCGCCACATGCTCACGGTAAGCATTGTCCCAAGGACGGCACCTTGCTCCACCTGGAAGCGGACAGCTTTTACTGTCCCACGTGTGACGATTACGTGACACCAAGGGAGAGCAGCTATGGAAGGTGAACCACGGATTTACCGCATCGTCCGTTACTTTAAACAAAGTGGACGGCGCCGCGTCATACGGTCAAACGTCACACTTGCCGATGCGCAGGCATGATCCCGAAGACGAACGCAACTACAACAACAACGGAACACACATCGATACCGATAGCGTGCAAGGACACGAATTGTTTCTAGTCTCGGTGCGGGTTGTATGAAGCGCCTTATCATCCACTACCGCCCTGGACACGCAAAGCATATCCCGTTAAAGGGCCTGCGCTCATCGATTCGACTGTTCGTGACGTGCAAGGTCTGTCAACGTCTCTACTTTCCTTCGATTACGAGGTAACGATAATGCCTGTTTATCGCGTGTCGGTTTACTACAGCACTCGCGCATATGTGGATGTGAAGGCGGTTAGCGTAGCCGACGCAGAAGAGACGGTTAGCGAAATGGATTGGCGTAGCGATGCGTTCACTATCGCGGATGGTAGCGCGGAGATTGAAGATATCGAAGAGATTACGCCGGGTCCAGGATTGCGCACGCATGGTCCGCATCCCGTTACGAAGAGGCGGTAACCCATGGACCCAAACGCGAACCTCGCAGAGCAGAGCGAGTGCACCGATTCGGCGCGCTTGCGCGAACTCCGTCAGGCGCTTTTGTATTGGTTGCATTCCGGAGGATTCGAACCGGATTGGAGCGCATACCCGGAAGCAACAGCAGACTTTAACGCGTGGCGCATTGCCACGATTGGATACTAACGATGGCTGTCAAAGTCTTTAACGTTGGCGATAAGGTCCGCCTCACTGGCCAATTCTTACGCGATACGGGCCAGATTGCCGGAGAGGACGGGCAAAGCGTGTGGACGGTGCAAGCGTATATCGTTGGCAAGGGTGACCGGTATGCGTTTGTGCTCACCAACGAATTCCGACCCGATGACGGTATGTATACGGCCGAAGAGATTGCAGCTGACCCGACGCTACGCTATCGCCGTATCAACGCGGCTAACCTGGAGCGGTGCCGATGAATGCCCAAACTGTGCAAGCCATGGTGAACATCGTATGCGCCATGCGGCGCGGCGAATGGACCGATGAATTACCCGACTGGGCGCCGGAATCTATTACAGATACTACCGCCCTGGACGCGTTCATTGATGGCGGGGAACTGCGCGCCGTCCAAACGGCAGAAGCCTTTATTATCCTAGCGCTTGACTGCGGTTACGCCTTGAATGAACGCGCGTTCCTGGATGCGTGCGGATTCACCGCGTAACCCTCTGAGCGCATACCTAGTTAACCCACAAACCAACACATATAACCATTCGGTTATGGAAAGAACCACTATGGCACGCAAAACAGCGACCTCGCGAGCAATTCCCACACTGAAGGATGAGGATATTGGATTGATATTGGATGCATTGCGCATTGCACGTGATACGTGCATGCAGCATGCGGATGATAGCGAGCGGTTAGCGCCGACGAATGCCAGTGTCGAGTACTTCCGCCTGAGTGCTGAGCGGTTCGAAGACTTGCGCGCGAGCCTGGACCTGTAAGCACTCGCACTGCTAGAGACAAGGCCCTCATCGCGAGGGCTTTTCTTTTGCGCTCTACTTTGCGATATAAAGTGATTTACCAAAGCACTCTGCAATGCAAAGCGCTCTACATGATAGGTGGGGGGACCCCCTCGGAGGCCGGTGGCTTCCTGGGGCCGAAGGGTAGGTGCGCGATTTTTTATCGAACAGGAAAGGGTCCCATGACCCCTTCCCGTATTGGTTGGTGTTGTAACTAGCTAGGCGGACTTGGAGCGGAGGAGGGCGAGGAGCGCGCCTCCGCTACCGATGATGACGGTGTGCCCGTCCGCAATGCCGAAATGAGCGAGTACGCATCCGAGCAGCACGCCCATTGCGAGCATGAACAGATGCCCGCCCATCGAGTCGAGAGAGTTGAGAAATCGTTGCCACGCCATTAGCGGCTCACGGTCCAGCGGCGCAGGGTGTAGAGCATGCCGCCGTAGAACGAAGAGGCGGCGTACACTTCGAAGTGGTCCGCCTTGTCTCCCAGGATAGGCTGGGAGTCCGCGAGGGCCAGTCCCTCCATGAGCGCTTCACTCATCGCATCGTCCCGGTCGCCCAGGACCTTGAGGACGCGGTATTCGTAGTAGCCAACCTTCTTTGCCATTAGTAGAGTTTCTCCCCGCGCTTCACCATCGTGAGCGCTTTCCGCAGTTTGCTCAGTCCCCGGTTCTTGTTATGGTCGGTCGTGTGCTCGCCTCTGTCTTTGACGTCGATGTTGTCGGGCGCGTTGTTCTCCTTGTCCTCGTCCTTGTGGTGTCGAACCTGACCAGGACCGGCAGGCTTGACCTTCATGTGGGCGTCACTCTTACGGTCTCTCAATGACACTTCTCCTGTCGGCCGCGTTCAAAGCCTGCCCTGAAGTCATCACTCTCTTTGCGGCGTACCGCTTCGGACCAGCGCTCCCCCGTGTCGCGGACGCCCTGGTTGTACGCCCACTGGAGCGCCATCACGATGAGCAGGGTAGCCAGGGAGCATCCGGCGATAATCAATACGAGGTTTAGCATGTTATCCTTTCAATGGTTAAGGACGCGGCTTGCGCTTCGCGCTGCGCCGCTATGGAACAGGGGCCGCACGAATGGCGACTCCACTTGGATAAGCTGGGGCTGTAAGGGCTCCCCGTAGTTGCACTGCCGTAGCCAGAGGCGCCCAGACCAGAAGACCTGCAGGCGTTCGCGCCACGAGAGGCGCCACAGCGAAATCGTCTGCATCACATCGACGTACGCCGGAAGGGGCCGATGCGTTTGCTGGCTTGGCTTCCACACGGTATTCTGTTCCGGGAACTCAATCGGGTCCATGTCAATCCCTCAAGGTTGCCGCGGTGTTGTAGATGGACGGCCACTCCGCGAGGAAGACCCCCAGGCACGTCCACCGGTTATCCGCGAGATAGCGGGCATGCTCCCGGATGCCGTCCTGAGCCACGAGGGTCGCCACGGCTTCAGCGTAGCAGTCCCCCTGCGCCTTATCCACCCAGAACGGTTGGTGGGTGTGCCCGCCCTCGTGGGCCAGGACTGCGTACCGCGCATCCCAGGCCAACCCGGAGTCGATGGCGATGACATGCTCATCAAATACCGTGATGCCGTACACCCGGTCCCCATCCATCGTGATGGGCGTGGCATAGATGATGCGCCATCCGAGCCGGTTGAGCCTCGTGCTCAAGTCCTGCACATCCCAGTAGTGCGCCGTGGTAGCCGCGTTGTGGGTGTTGCCGGGTCGCAGCATGAACATCTCGGCGGTCAGGCCCATCAGGCGGAACGGCGCCATCGAGATGAGCAGGGCCAGAACGGCGCCGAGTACGAAGAACCGAGTCCGCGCTAACAGGTCCATTACGTTCTCTCCTTGCACAGTGTGAGCATACGGAACGCGGCTCGCAAGTCCAGGCGCTCCTCAACGGTGATGGGGACGGGAAGATTTTGCTGCGTTTCGGCGAGTCGGCACAGCGTGCGCAGCACTTGGGCGCGCGTTCGAAGTGAGACCGGTGAATCCAATGGGGACGTCCTTTTCCGGAATACCTTCCGGGTTAAGCGTGTACCGGTCGTAGTACGACGGATACAGGTGAGTGAAATCGAACCAGTCGTAATCGTCTGTGGGGTCCCAGACGATGCAGTCATCAGCGGAGACGCTGTAGAGGGCCATCAGGTCCTCAGCCGAGACGTCCGTCCTCTCCTTCGCCAAGGGACTCACGGGCGGCAAGGAACCGGGGTGTAAGGCGTACATCTGGGTCTCCCTTTAACACGTATACGCGGGGACGTCGGGACTCCGCATCAAGCAGCTGGGCGCGTAAGCTCTGCACGAGATGAGCGTATGTGTTTAGGCCCTCCTCATATGCGTCTTCGCGGGTCATGTAGCCCCGGCGAATCATGGCGAGGACCGTTGCCATGATGGCGTCCGTTTCCGCATGCACGATGAGTTGGCGGAATGTTTCAGTGCTCATTTATCGCTCCACCTTTCGGGCGGCTCTGGTTTGATGCCCTGGGTGCGCAGGAAGTTCTCGTCCGACTCGGTTATCTTGTAGTGCTGCTGCATGTGGGGCATTGGGTTCCACCCGAAGTTCGCGCTCCCACACGTGAAGCAGGGCTGTTGGTCAATCAGGGTGTTCATCACGCGGCGCCGACTGCACTCTTGGCAGTAGCCGTAGCTCATTTGCTGTACCCGTTCTTGGCGTTGAAGCCGCCAATGTAGAAGTTCGGCGCGCACGGGAGCTTCTCCAGCGGCTCCCCGCACTCCAGGCAGGGCGTGATGTCCAGTTTGGTCGTGCCGAGCGCATCCCGGTAGGAACTCATCCACACATCTTTACGGACGTGCCCGTTGACGCAACCGAAATCGTACCTAGGCATAGGTCACCGTTCTCCTTGTGACAGCGCACACACTTGGCGCGGTTCTTGGTCCAGTTCCATCCGAGACAGAAGCGACATTTCCACCACGTGAAGGCCATTAGCGTTGCTCCGGATGAAAGTCGTTGAGACGGCCCGCGCGCTTCAACGCGTACTCGCGGTATTCGATATACCGCGGTACGGTCTTCGTGTGGCTGGCCTGTTTGCCCTGTCCATACGTGAGCGAGACGGGCGCGTCTTTCGCAACCGCAGCCTGGGTACCCTCCAGAAGCCCGATGATTTGATGGAGCCCTTTCAGCGGGCCGGACGAGTGATGTAGGACGACACGTTTACGAGTTACCGCGGTGCTGGGCATCTGCTTGGTCCCTGATGTCATCGTTTCGTTGTTGGTAGCGGTCGATGTACTCCGCGGCTTTGCGAAGTAAATCCGGTCGGTCTCGAAACAACCCTAATCCCGGGTTGCACGAGTGGCACAACATGCCTCGTTTGATGCCAGTTGTGTGGTCGTGGTCTTTCGCGTGTTTTCGTCCAACCTCCGGGTCTCCGCAAATTTCACATGAAAACGCATCCGGGATATGTTCTCCCAGACTGTGAATGCGATACCAGTCTCGGTCTCGCTCCCGTCGTTTCGTTTTGTACCGTTTGCGTTGTAGCCGTAAGAGGTCAGGGTTCTGTGGATTTCCCATACCTACTTACTGTACAAGCAAGAAGTGTACCACGGGGTGGACATAAAGCAAAGACCGTGCCATAATTAGAGATGGGGGTGGTTTGTGGCTGTTTCGCGTAAGAAGAAGGCAGGTAAGAGGGGTCGGCCCAGAACGATGGGGCCGAAATACACGACCAAGACCGTGGTACCGTCCCTCCCTCCGGTACCCGTCGCTGAGACGCCACAAGCCGCTCCCGAATCCCTCGCTCCTGTAAAGTGGACAGAGCGTCCCCCGGTAGGACACCCGGACCGGTCGTGGTACCTGCCGGACAATAGTAAGGTCCGACCCGTCGCGATGCAGATTATCGCGATGCGGCTCTCCGGCCAGGACGACAAGCAGATTGCCGCTGCGCTCGGTATCAGCGAGAACAGCATTTCCCCATACGTGTATCGCGCGACCAAGAACGGTTGGCTCGATATCGACTACGACCCCAAGGAGCGGCTCCAGTTCCAGGTGATGCACAAGGTGGTGCGCAATCTGGAAGAGGGGCTCGATTCCAACCGCATTCTCAATACCGGGATGGGCGAGCGCACGGCCGTCGCGCTCAAGATTGCAGACGGCACGCTATTCAAACAGTTCGACCAGCAGGAAGTCAAGGAGCAGCGGTCTACGGTGGTCGCGGTGCAGATTGTGATGCCCGATGGACCGCGGCAGACCATTCGCGCCGACACCACGGGTGGAACGCCTGCCTACATTGACGCAGAAACGGGGGAGTAGTGGCGTATAAGAAAACGGTACGCCTGCCCGCGGGTTGCGGCGACAATCTCAACGAACCGTACCTGTACAACCCGTACATTCACGGGGAGGACGGTTTCTTTGCTGCACTCAGGAAGCGGGTGTGCCTGAAGTGCAAGGTGATGGGTGAGCACGACGACTTCGGCGTGTTTACCTGTCCCAAGTGCGGGACTGTTGCGACGTCGAACCTCGATGCACCGAGAGCGTTTAATCGTTTCCTCCTGTTAGCCGGTCGAGGCGGCGGCAAAACGCTCGCAGGCGCGCACGCAGTTCGCCAAGAACTGATGATTCCCAATTCCATTTGGTGGGCCATGGGACCCACGTTCAAAATTCTCCATGACTCCACGTTTCCGACGCTCATCAAACTGATTAACCCTGACTGGGTTGAGAGTTGGAGCGAGGAGCACATGGAACTTCGCCTCAAGAATGGCAGCATGGTTGCGTTCCGCTCCCTGGAAGACCCGGAGCGAGCGCGCGGACCGCACGGTATCAGTGGTGGATGGCTGGACGAGGCAGCGCAATCGCCAGAGCGTGCGTACGACGTGTTTGAACCCACGCTCATCAAAGCGGGCGGCATCATTATCGCGTCCACGACCGTGCTTGGGTACGATTGGACCTACGACAAGATAGAGAAGCAAGCGCTGGTCTACAAGGAGCCGGGATACTGGGCCACGCGCTGGTGGACTGAAGAGAATCCGCTGTTCCGGTCGAACCCGGTCATGATGGCGAGCATCGAGCAAGCCAAGCGGAAGATGGAACCGGCGTTCTATGCCCAGGAGTACAAGGCGGAACGGCGCAATGCGACCGGGCTCGTCTACGACTACTCGCTCATCGAAGAGTTGAGCGTGCTGACCGCGGATGAGATGAAGAAGTTCATCCCGGAGTGGCCGAACATCGACCCCTCGCGGCCAGTTATCGTTGGGCTCGACTCCGGAGCGGACCATCCGTTCGGCGCGGTGATGATTGTCGCGACGTCGCGCGGGCTCGTAGTGGTCGGGGAATACCTGGAACGGCAGAAAGCGATTAGTCAGCACATCGGACCTATCGTTCTGAAGTTCGGCCTGCACCGTTTCACCAATGTGAAGTGGGCGGCGAACAAGAACGAGGCAAACCTGCGGCTGGAGTTCGGGCTGAAGGGTATCGGAGTTATCCCCGCTGAGAACAAGCACGAGATTGGCATTCAGCGGGTGCAGTCGTGGTTGTATACGAAGAATCTGCACTTTGGGTACACGGTGCCCAACACCATCGAGCAGATGCGCGCATACCGGTATGCGAACAACTCGAAACCAGACGGCCAGAAGAAGAACAAGGAAGAGGTCTGGAAGTTCAAGGACGAACTCCCGGACGGCGTGCGCTACGCGATGATGGCGTGGCCGGAGATGCCAGAGCCAGACCAGCCGGTTCGCACCAAGAGCGAGCAGGACCGGTGGGACAACATGTCCGAGCAGACGCGCCAAGATATCGAGCGCGTCCGAGAGTATGAGGAGCGGTCCAAGTCGTCCGACCTGGAACCCGACAACGAGAACTACCCGATGGGCGGGATGTTCAATCCGATAGAGGGAGAGAGCTATGTGGATTAAACGAGCCGAGTACGACAAGTTGATGGAGCGGGCGCTGATTGCTCAGGGTGAGAAGGAAGCGATGCAGCGGCAAGTGGATGCGCAGAAATCCACCAACGACTGGATGATTCACCGCATGACCCAACTGGAGCATGAGCGTGCGGCGCTTATCTACCGGTACATGGATATCAAGATTACCGTCCCGGAACTGGTGCCCGATACTCCCCGGACGGAGACGTCCAGCCAGATTGGTAGCGACCTCCCGAATTTCAACGACGTCGGGGACGAGGAAGCGAAGAAACTCGGGCTCGACTGGGACGACCAGGGGCGCGTCACACAACACGGAAGGCCGGTTAGCTAATGTCTGATTTACTCTCACAACCGTTCGACATCGCGTCCGATGAACGGTCGCGCATTCAGCCAGTCGTCCCGGACGCGGCGGCTCCGGTCGATGCGGGGGTTACGCCCCTGTTCGATGACGAGGAGTTGCTGGAACTCTGGCAGCAGGTGAAGCGGGAAACCGTAGACCAGCAGTGGGTATTTCACCGTCAGTGGCAGCGGAACATTTGGTACATCCTCGGGCGCCAGTGGATTGAGTATCTGGCGAAGTTTGGCGGTTGGCGCGATAAGCGCATGGCGGCGTATATCCCGCGGCCGGTCACCAACAAGTGTAAGGAAACAGTTCAGGCGATTCGGGCTATGTTCGCCAGCATTGCGCTGAGCGTGAATATCCGGCCCAACGGCAGCGAGCCGGAGAACGTGGCGACCGCAGCGACGGCGGACGATTTGGCCGTCCTGCTGCACGAGGTTCACCACATGAACCAGTGCATGAGCGAGTTCGACTTCTGGTTGTGTGCAACCGGGAATGCGTTCTTGCACACGTTCCTGGACTACGACATCAAGCACGGCACACTAACCATCACGGCGGAACAGTGTACGCAGTGTGGGACGGTGACCGAGTCGGACAAGCTGACGGGTGCGCAGCCGACGTGTCCGGATTGCGGCGGCACGGCGTTCACGAAGGCGACGGACCCGACTACCGGTGAGCCGGTGCAGCGGACGGAGAATAAGGGCGTCCCGGCAACCATTACGTTGTCACCGCTGGAGGTCTGTTTCCCGAACTCGTATACGCGGTTCGAAGACATTCCGTACATCGTGTGGAGCCGGTGGAGAACGAAGCGGTATTACGAGAGCCAGCCCCATCTGAAAGACCTCGTGACGTCGGTGAAGTGGCAGAAGTCGCCTAGCGACCACAGCCTTGCACTGTTCACGGGGTTGGCGCAGATGAACGACCTGGGCCTGTCCAGCGGCTACGGCATGGACGGGAGTGGGCGTGGCGGCGCGGACACGGACGGCATCGCAGAGTATGAAGTCTGGATGAAGCCGTGCGACAAGTATCCGGACGGGCTTGTATTCCGGGTCATCAACGACGAGAGCCCCATTGTCGTCCACGCGGAAGACGTGGAGGGCTTGCCGGGTGTGCTGCCGTATCAGGACGCGCAGGGTCGGCCGATGTTCACGTTCACCCATGCGACGTTTGAGCATGTGGGTGGGCGCATTCTGGGCTCCGGTCCGCTGGATGTCATCATCCAGAAGCAGGACCAGTTGAACCAGCTGGACTCGCATACGCTGCTGTGTCTGAGCCGGACGGCCAATCCAGTCATCCTGGAACCGAAGGGCGCGGAAATTCAGCGCATGACAGGTATGCCGGGTGCGGTGTGGAAGTGGAACCCGCTGACAGTGGGCGGGAACGCGAAGCCGGAGCGCTGGCCGGGAGTGCCGATTGACGCGAGCATCATGCAGTTGCGCGAGCAGTTCTTGCGCGACATCGAGGAGCTTGCAGGCACGTTTGATATTCTCAAGGGCATGAAACCCGCGGGCGTGGAAGCGTTCAGTGCGCTTCAACTGCTTGTGGAGCGGTCGCAGGCGCGGTTTGCGTCCGTGTTTCAGTCGCGAGGACAGGCGTACAAGGATTGGGTCAAGTTTGCGTTGGAGCTTGAACGGGCGTTCGGCCCAGACGAGCGGACGCAGCCGATTCTCACTCCGGCGCGCAAGTGGACGTTCAAGACGTTCAAGCGTGCGGACCTCAGTGGCAACATCTCGGTGGTGGTGGAAGACGGCAGTACCACGCCGAAGACGAGTCTGGGTCTGCGGGCGAGTGTGGAGCATGCGAATGGGCTCGGTCTGCTTAACATGAGCGACCCGGACGTGCAGTATAAGACGTTGCAGCTGTTCGGCCTTGTGAAGATGGTGCCGACGCTCGACATCCACATGCAGGCCGCGCTTCAGAAGCAGGAAGCGTTTGAGAAGTGGGTATCGAACAAGGCGGTTGTGACGGCGGCTGTCGCGATTGCCCAGGAGCAACAGGCGCTCTACGAGCAGGCGCTACAGAAGTATGAGCAATCGACGTCGCAGCAGTTGGCGGGAAGCACAGACCCGTCTAACCCGCTGCCCGCGCCGCTGCCGATGCCGAATCCCCCGCCGTCCGTGTTGGACGGCACACCGCTGAAATGGCAACCCTGGTACGCGCCGCAGATTCATCTCCAGGAGTTCATGAAGTGGGCGAACGACGATAACATCCGGGACCTGATGACCAAGAATCCGATGGTTGAACAGTTCCTCCGGATGCACATGCAGGAAATCATTGCTGCAATGCCCGCGCCAACGGAAGTTGCCCCTCCCCCGCCCCAACAGGGTGGGGCTCGCGCGATGCAGAACAGCAACACCAACTCGGCGCCTGCGAAGGTCCCCGGGAAGGAATCCCCAGCGAAGTAAGATAGGGGTTGCAAGAAGTGTACCATAGTTGGTATACTGAGAACAGGAGTGGCGGGCATGCACAATGCGTGCCCGGTACCTCTTTGCCCTGTGCTTCCGCAGGCTAAACTAGGAGTAGCAAAGATGGTGAAGAATTTCGTTGAACGTCTACTGGCAATGCCGTACCTCATGGAGACCCCCGGCGACGAGGGCGCAGGAGGCGGCGGAAACGGTGACGGAAACCCGGGCGCTGGCAACGACGGCGACCACAAACCTGGGGACGGTGACGGAAAGCAAAAGCCCGTAGCGGGTGACCCCGGCGCAGGCGGGAAGAAACAACCTGCTGATGACGCTCGCTACAACGGCGTAGTTGCGGACCTTCAGAAAGAACGTAAGGCGCGGCAGAAGTACGAGGCTGACCACAAAGCAGCGATGGCGGAACTGGACCGGGAACGGGCTCGCGTGCGGGCTCTCAGCGGTTTGGAGGTCAAGACTCCGGAAGCCGAGCAGGAAGCGTTGATTCGTCAGCGCATGGAAGCTCTGTACCCCTGGATGAAGGACTTGACTGCGGAAGATATCGCGGCTATCCGCGAGACCAAGGGTCGGTTTTCGGAACTCGAAAGCGCTACACAGCGGACATGGACGACACACGCCAATAAGATGCTATCCAGCGTCACGAACGAAGCGCAGAAAGCACTCGGCGGCGGCAAACTCAGTGAGCGGCAGCAGAAACGGATTCAGCAGGCGTACGTGGATGAGGCTCGGAGCAATCCGGAGTTCCTCAAGCGGCACGAATCTGGAGACGAGACGCTCATCAAAGAGTTCGTCACCGAGTGGGTGGAAGACTTCGTGGAACCGGGCAGACGGAGTGCCCAGCAGTCTGAGCTTCAGCGCAGACCGCGGGTTCCAGGTGGCAAGGACCGTAGCCTTGTGGGCGCAGGCGAAAGACCCATCGACGTCAAGGACCCTAAAGCGGTCGAAGACATGCTCGTTGCGGGCTTCAAGGCCCGGGGCGGACAGTTTGGACGTCGCTAACAGACAGACATAGGACAACATGCAGAACGGATTTCGTTTTCTCTCATTCCTGACGCAGAGCCCGGACGGGTTGCTGCACGGCGCCGACACCGTTTCCCTCAGCGGTCTCGAAAAGGAAGTCTACGAGGACTCCATCAGCGAAGGCGTGAACAACTCCTTCGACCTGAAGGACTGGTTCAAGCCGGAAGAGGCTGACTACGCGGGCGGTGCAGGCACCGTGTGGAACCATCACCATGGGCGCAACGTCTCCCCGTTCTTCGCGAACGAGGGCGGCGCGTACGCGGTTGCTGGCAACCAGAACAGTTCGAAGGGGCGTATCTTCGTCAAGAAGATTATGGGCCGTATCGAACTGACGGAAGAGGCGATGGACGACCTGACGTCCAGCGAGAACGCGTTCCGTAACGGAATGACGGATGAAAAGACCCGCCTGATTGACGACATTTCGCGTCGTGAGAATCAGTCGCTCGGTATGGACGGACGCGGCGTGCTGGCCCTGGCCAATGGCACGGCGACGGGCGCGGTCCTGCCGGTAGACAGCCCGGGCGGAATCGCGGGCGCCGACTTCGGCAACCGCTTCTTCGATGCGGGTATGTTCGTGGCAGCGCTGGACCCGGCGTCGGGCACCCTGCGTACCAGCATTCGTAAGGTGAACAGCCTCGCGAGCGCGGGAACCTCCATCACGTTCGACGGCACGACCTTTACCGGTTGGGCGGACAACGACTACCTCGTGGCGGCGGCGAACGGTTCGGTGACGGACCTTCTGGATACTTCGTTCGAAGCGGCGTTCTGGGGTCTCCCGGCGCTGGTGGACGACGGTACCTACCGCGATAACTTCTTCGGCATCCTGCGTTCGCAGGTTGAGTCGCTGAAGTCGTACGTGGTTGCGAGCGTTGGTGCGATGAGCATGGACGCGGCGCAGCGGACGGCGGACGTTGTGTACAACAAGCTGGGCGGCATCATCGACGCGATTGCGATGCACACCAGCACTCGGCGCGAGTGGCTGAAGATTACCGATGCGGACCGGCGTTATACCGGTGCGGACCTGCGTAATCCGGACCCCTCGACCAAGGCGTTCACCCAGGGTGATATCACCGTGGACGACGTCAAGATTAAGGCGCTGCGGACCATCGGTCTGGCCCAGGCGTACTTTGTCGATACCAAGAAAGCCGGGTTCAAGCGCTACATCGCGGAGCCGGGTAAGTTCATGGACAAGGACGGCAGCATGTGGCAGCGCTCGGGCACTGGCACGGCGGCTCGTCACAAGTATGAGGCGACCTACTTCCGGCGCGTGCAGAACTTCTGCAAGAACCCGGGCGTCAATGCTCGGTGGGACGGAATCACGGGTCAGACCCTCGTTATCGTGCGCGACCTGTAAGACTAGCGGTAACCAAGTCCGGGGTGCTCAGCAATGGGCATCCCGGCACATTTGTGAGGGAGTCACAACATGAGCGGAATTTTCCACAAGCAGGTAGTCCTCGTGAACCGCGCGCCCGTGAATCTGACGGTGACCTTCGACGGTGAGAGCAAGACGCTCGTGCCGGGTGAGAATATGGTCCCGGCAGTGGTGGTGCCGTTTGCTAAGAATCAGAACCCCATCATGGGGAGCGTGGACCCGAACAACCCGCACATCAGTGGCGGGCGGTATCTGGTCGGCGTGAAGGACAGCGACGAACCGGGCGAAGAGATTGAGCCGCTCACCAAGGACGAGTGGGAGGACCATCTGAACCGGCCCTGCCGCGATGACGAGAAGGCGGCGTTCCAGGAGCGGTATGGCGGTGACCCCAAGGCGCGTCAGGTGATTCACGGCAAGGGGCGGAAGCTGCCTGCTGGGAGTCGGACTGAAGCGGGCTCGGGCGCGGGTCCTGCCAACGTGAGCTTCGACCGGAGAGACTAAATGAGTGAGGACAACTCATTCATCGGCAGGACGTACTTTGAAGGCGACGTGCAGATGCCCGTGCCGCCAGAATACTTCCTGCAACGTATTTACGACTATGACGCGCTGCTGGTGATGTTTCCCAGTACGGCGCGTCCAGGCGCGTATGTGATTGCTCGGCGCCGGGAGAACTCCCCGGGGCTGACCAGTGCGGCGCTCGCATCCGTGGGCAACCCGGATACGCGGCTCTGCATGGCGATGGGGTGGGTTCCGGTGTGCGCGATGTTCCAGTCGGGCATCTCGTGGAACCCTGACCAGATTATCGCGCGCTTGAAGGCTCGGGACATTCGCGCCAACGGTGGGGCGGACAAAGTCGCGGACCAGTTGGAAGCCCAGGAAGCAGCAGACGAAGCTGCGACCAAGAAGGCGATACGCGACGACCTGTGGAACCGTAGTGGCGACGGCTGGCGCACGTATCAAGCGCGAACCGGTGCGTCCAGTATCAAGTTCAACGACAACTATCAGCAGCGACATACCTCTCCCGTTGGGCGTTTTGCCAAGACGCAATTCATCCACGAGAACGGTGCGCCGCATTACTCTCCCGTGAAGGAAGCGACGGTTCAACAGCTTCCACCCCTAGAAGCACAGCAGGATGGGGCGCCGATACCGGCGCTGACTATCGGCGGCGAGGTTTAGTTACATGGCTCTTTCTCTTCAGGACGGCGTCCAGGTTTGGCAGAAGGTCAAGCAGGCGCTCACCAACGCGAACCCGGCTACCCAGAACGCGTTCCGCGTTCTCCGCGAGTACATCGCGACTCAGGGGCAGAACCCCCAGTTGCAGTTCATTCCGTTTACCGCGGCTCAGGCCGTGACGGATACGGGCTTCCAGGCTGCTGACGTGGCGTGCACCCTGTACGGCGCCTACGTGAACGGCGCGCGGACGACTGGTACGACTTCGGCGTTCTTCGCCATCCACGCGGCGGCAACGAACGGCGCGACCACGACCACGATTCTCACCGAGCGCTTCAAGGCGGCTGGGCAGAGCTTCGGTGCGGTGTTTCCGAGCGGTATGGCGGTTGAGACTGCCCTGACCGTCTCGTTCGCCACGGCAGTGGGCGGTGCGACCGAATCGGCTGCGGCTGATGCGGGCAACGGCTTCGTCCTCGTCGGCGCGTAAGACTCTCTCCCCTTGCACTGGTTCGGCAGTCCTCACTTACTAACTCGGAATGGCCGGGGGTCCGAAACACCCCCGGAGCCAGCGAGAAAGGTTCCTCCTCATGTCAGTTCGTGGTATTTATCGTGGTGCGTCGCAGAAGGGGTATGCTACCCCCACGAACGCACCCATCCGCGTGGACAGCACGTCCAATCGTCTGTACATCAATCCCTCGGGCACGGGCTCGACCGAAATCGAAGTCTCCACTATCAACGGTAAGATTCCGGCCAATGTGACCTCGTCCACGGTGACGCTGGGTGCGGCCAACAAGGACCGCGTCACGACCCTCAGCCTCGCGGCGGGCATCGCGGTGACGCTCCCGGCTGCGACGGGTTCCGGCGACGCGTATCCGCTCCTGGTCCTCATTACGTTTACCGGCGCGGCCTCGGTTGCGGTTGCGAACGCCAACGACTACATGCTTGGCCTCGCGCTGCTGGATAAGGTCGGCACGGTGAGCGGCTTCCCCACGGCGAACACGGGTACGCTGGCGACGGAGTCCGATACGGTGAGCCTGTTCGGCACGGCGAACGCGCAGGGCGGCATCAAAGGCGCCTACTACGAGTTCCGCGACATCGCGGCCAACGTGTGGGGTGTGCAGATTCGTTCGGAAGCGGGCGGCACGGTTGCCACTCCCTTCTCGGCGGCTGTGTAACATGGACGTCCGAGTTATTTTCCATGAAGTGCTGGGTAAGTACTTTTCGGACTACCCGACCGGTGGGGCGATGAACCCACTGGTGACCGAAACCGGCACCCAGACGCTCACGAACAAAACGCTCACCGCGCCAACGATTACCGGCGCAGCGGGTGTTGCCGACACCATCACGGTAGATGCGGCAGATACGGCGATTCCCATTACCGGGGGAACTGTCGTGTTCACCAAGGGTAGCTCGTCTACGCATACCCTGGCCGCGCCTGCGGTCCTGGGCACCACGTTGACACTTGTTGCGGGTTCCGCGCAAGCCCACGTCATTACGGCCACGGGCCTGATTGACGACGGTGTGACGGGCGGGTCCAAGACTACGATTACTCTCGCATCGTTTATCGGCGCGTCGATTGTGCTCCGCGCGGTGCAGGCAGGTAAGTGGGCTGTGCTGGCGAAGAACGCCGTGACAAGCGTAGCGTAAGTATGTTGCAGGCCGTCCTGGGGAAACCTGGGACGGCCTTTTCTCGATAGGAGCAGGAACAATGTCAGAACGTCACAATGGCCCGGTGCAGGGACCGAGTGGGCCGATTTCGTATCAGAACGCGACGGGGACCGCTGCGCTGGACGCGGCGTTCGCACCTGGGATTATCTTCGCGTCGTTGTCGCGTGTGGCAGCGGCGTATACCTCGCAGGAATTTCAGAACCTCGGCGCGCGGGGCCTTCGTCTGTTCGTATCGAATGATGCGGCGGGCGGGTCTACCGCAACGGTCAAGGTTCAGGCCAAGATGCCCGGAACCACGAACTGGACCGACATCGCCGGAGCCGTGACGGCCGCGCTTGGCTCCGTGACCGGTTCCATCATCACGATTTACCCCGGCTTGACCGGCATCGCGGACTCGGCGGGTATCACCATTAACCAGCATCTCGGATGCTCGTGGCGCGTTGTGCTCACGATTGGCACCGCGACGGGCGTCTCCGCTGTCTCAGGCGACTACCTCGTCTGATGTAACGCCAATGCCGCTACTGATGCCGTTGCTGTTGTTCACCGTCTACCTCGGGCTCGGGGTACTCGCGGTGGGCGCGGGATTGCTCTGTGCCGCATGCGGGGGAACAGTTGGGGGACGCAGTAATTGCGTCCTCTACGCTGTGAGCCGTTTCTACTACGAAGGCGGTTGGGTCCTGGTGCGTAAGTCAACGCATGGGTTCTGGCCGCACTTTCTCTACACGCCGGACGGCGTGACGATTTCCGAGTTTCGGCCGGTCCCGCGTTTAACCGCGAGGCGCCACCGATTCCCACCACTCATTTTCGAGGGCACGGTCCACGTCTCAACGTGGCCTCCGACGACAGGGACATAATGGCAACTCCACTCACGACCATTCGACAGAAGGTCCGCGAACGACTGCTGGAGACGCTGGCGCTGACGACACCGGGCTCCCCGGTGGTGAGTGTGCAGGGCACTCCCGGCACCACCACGATTAGCTACAAGATTGTCGCGAAGAATAACAGCGGGTCCTCCGATGCGTCGCAGGCCAAGACGGTCACCACCGCAGCGGCTACCCTCACGGGGGTTAACTTCAATCGCCTGACGTGGCAAGCCGTTCCCGGAGAGGAGAGCGGCTATGACGTATACCGAACGGCGACCAACGGGGTCAGCCCGATTACGACGGGGCTCATTGCCAGCGTGGCTACGGGCATCACTACTTACGATGACGTTGGCGCAGCGGGCGACAGCAGCATCGCGCCCACGGTCAACACCAGCGGCATTGACTCGCCCTTTTGGACCGAACAGGAACTCTTAGACCTTATCGTGCTTGGGGCGAAAGACCTGTGGCGCGCGATTGTCGATTTGCACCAGGGACATTTCACCACGATTGACGAGACCAACGTGTCGGTGGTTGCAAGCCAGACCACGTTGCAGGGTACTCCGGTGGACTGCTACCGGGTCCTGATGATTGAGCCGAAGACGCTCACCAGTGGAAGCCCGGACCGCTTTCTCTATTTCAAGCCGAAGCAGTATCACAGTCTGGCGTTCCAGGGCGCGCGGTCACAGAATCTCAGTCTGACCAACAACCAGACGCCGGTTGTGTTCTACGACATTCTGAACGCGGGCTCTCCGGTTGCGGCGCCGAGCATTGTAATTGCACCCGTGCTGAGTTCGGCGGTTGCGCTACGCTTGGTCTACGTGCATGTGCTGCCGACGCTGACGGAGAACAGTGACAACCCGATTCCGGGCGAGTCGGATAACGCGCTTATCGCCTGGACGGTTGCCCACGCGCGGTCCAAGGAACGGGAAGACCGGATGCCGGACCCGGCGTGGCTCGCAGTGTACGCAACGGATAAACAGTCTCTCCTGGTCTCGCTGACCCCACGTCAGGAACAGGAAGAGGAAATCGTGGAAGGAATCTTCGATGGCTTCTGCTAAGAAGAAAGTCCCGGATTCGCTTATCGGGCTGAACGCGGCACTGCTGCCGGAGGTTGATGACCCGCTCGGCACCAATCGTATGCAGCGGGGCGTGGAAGCGGACATGGAAGCACGGCGTCATAGCAATCCGAACTACATGAGCGGACCTCTCCCCGACCGACAGTGGGATGGGTTCTTTCAGTCGCTTACGGATAATGGGGTGACGCGGGTTGCACAGGATGCCGCACGTCCTGAAGGGATTGCGGATGACCCAGCCCTACGACCGGGTGGGGTCCTTGGCGGTCCGTATGATGCGACTCCGGTGTCTGCACAGTCGCTCACTGCGCAAGACCTGGAAAATCAACGCCTCATGCGGTCGAACAACATTGCAACTCCGGCCTCGCTGACCGGGTTGCGGAAAGCACTGCGGAGATAATGGCTGAACTCAAAGTTACTCACATGGGCCTTGCGGGGGTCAACGTCGATAAGGACCCGCTGGAACTGGGCGACAATGAGTTAGCCCAGTCGCAGAATGCCGCCTCGGATGTGGAAGCAGGGTTTAGCGCTCTGCGGAAACGTCCGGGGCTCATCGCGTTTAACACAGATGCGATTACAGAGGGGTCGGTCCTGGGAGGGTCGGACTTGCCGCTCCGGAACACGAGTACATCCGGATTGCGGAACCTGTATATCGGGAGAGGACCGACAAGCTAATGTCTAACTACGTCGCGCCTACCGCTCAGTTCTATCCGGCCGCGAGTCTTCGCGTCACGGACATCACGCTTTATAACCAGATTAAATCGGACTACAACCTGGGGCTCGGTACGCCCGACCCAGCAGGGTCCAACATCATCGTCGGCATCTCCCCGGTTGCACTGGGCACGCAATACAGTGTGAACTGGGTGAACAACCCGACCACCGCGGACTACAGCAATCTTCCAGCCGTGTTCACGGTCGCGGCACAGTCGGTGGTGAATGGCACGACCATCACGCCAGACGGCACGCAGAACGGGGTGCAAACCCTCGCAAGTAGCTACACGGACCCGAACGGCCAGACGTTCAGCACGGTGACGTGGGCGTGGCAGGTTGAGGTCGTGTTTCTGACCGTGGCCGGACTTGGGCAGTACGACCAGGAAATTGTGACCTGGACCGGAGACGGGACTGCGAACCGGCTTATCCCGACGTCCTTCGCACTCGATAGCGGCGTGGTTGCTATCTGGGGTGTGGGTGGAGCGAACGGGAACGGCACCGGAGATGCGAACTTCTTCCGGCACAACGGGTCGATGATGACGGGCACCGCGGTTGCGGGCATCGGGTCCAATCCGTTGGCAGACGGCATTGTAGATTTCGTCGCAGGCGGGTTCCACGTCTCAGCGGGTGCAAGCTCACTGACCTACGCGAATACCTCGGGGGTGTCCTATGTTGCTGTGGTGTGTAAGGATTCTACCTTCGACAATCGCTACATGCGTGTGGGTTCCTATGTCGGACTTGGCAGTTCAGCGCTTAGCGTCCTCGCCACTCACGGCTCTAGCGTCGTCAACTACTTTAGTGGCATTGTGTTCGACCCCAGCATGTCCGGTATCCAAGTTACGGATGGCAGCGCTAACACCTACATCTTCACCTATGTGAGTTCGACGGTTGGGTCTATCTCTCCGGCGTATATCCCGGCGACGTCGAACCCGGTTACGCTGACGTTTGCGGGTGGAACGCGCACGGTCAACGCGCCAAGTGCGGGAACAGCTAACCCGGTTGCCCTGACTCACGTGTGGGTCTGGGGAAGCGGCGTTTGTTATAAGTCTACGGATATTCCGAGTACGACGTCGGTGGACTTGCAGGCGGGCGCGAGCGGTTCGGTGCCCGTGACCACGATGATTACCGGATTCACCGCGACGGACGGGTTCACGGTGGTAGACGCGGCAGGCGCGAACCAGAGTGTCAACACGAACAACCGGAAGTACAACTTCATGGCGTTTGTGGGTGGGGATACGGTCTTTCAAGGACTGAACGTCTTTACCAGCGGACAAGCGACGACCCCGGGCAGTCTCCCCAAGGTGGTGAGCGGGCTACCGTTCACGCCGACACTCGTGTTCGGCCGACAGGGAAACAGCAGCGGGTTCACGGATGGCGGTATCTTCCGCGGTCCGACGCACACGGGCACAAGCTCTACGCGCGTGAGCATCCCGGGCGGCAACAACAACGTGCCGACAACGGGTATCGTCGCGATTGGGGCGAACGCGATTTCGTTCCAGAGTGCGATTGCCCAGACGACAGGCCAGCCGTTCTGGTGGTGGGGGTTCCAAGCGGGCGACGGTGGGGCTCCGATTTCGCCGCCGACGTGGGTATTGACGACCCCGCTCGACTTGGGCACCGGAACAACTTCGGATATCGAAACGACGCAAGTCTCGCAGACGTCACCAGGGGATGGCTGGGTGAACGCCGGGTTCGACCCAACGTTCCAATGGTGGTGTTATCCGGCGTTCGGCCTGAGCGTATACCAGATTGACTCTCCGGGGTCCGGCTGGGTTGCGTGTGCGGGTCCGGCGACGGCCAATGGCTGGTATCTCTCGACCGCGGGGTTCGGCAACCAGGACACCATCGTGAGCGGTGGACGTCCGGCTGACCCGCGCTCATGGGCGAAGCTCTCTACGTGGTGCGCGATTGGCAACATGGCGGTGTACGGTGGAGCGCCCGCTGCGGGATGCAACATCAACAACCACATGGTCTATCCGGCATCCGGCTACACGGTGGGCACGGACTATCCGCCGATTCGCGTATTCGACGGACGGTCGGATAAAGAGTTGTGCAGACTACCGCCGACGACGGCGAACGTCATCCCGAAAGCGGTGATGTCGATGCTGGCGGCGAACGGGACCGTCTACCTGACGACGTGGGACTCGGGTACGTCCTCGTCGGACTGGAACGGCCGCGTGATGCAGCTGGACCCGGAGACGGGGGTGCTGACTCCGCTGGGCGTGAAGTTTGCCAACGGTGAAATGCCGTATGCGCTGTGCTGGCATATGGGACGGCTCTGGTGTGGCACGAACAACAGTATCGGCACGGTGGGCAAGGTCTACTACTTCCGCCCGGGCATTGATACGGCGTGGACCCAGGACTACGCAACCTCGTCCAGTTCGGCGGGCGGCGTGACGTCGATGGCGTCGTACAAGGGCATCCTCTACGTGGGGACGGACAACGCAGCGGGCTCGCGGGGCAAAGTGCTCGCGCGGGATACCGCAGGCGCGTATACGACCTCGCAGACAGGGTCCGGTGGGACCGCGAAGGTGAACAACGGCTATCTCGCACTCACGGTGCTGGGTGCCAACCTCTACGCGTCGTACTGGAACAACGACACAACGCCTATTTCGAAGATTGAGAAGTACACCGGCTCGGCATGGTCCACGGCGTATACCGGGACCGGGTCAACGCTGGTGCCGTACATTCTGCTGCAACTGGACAATGCGGAGATTTACGCGGTCGGCGGGTCACAGCCCTATGACGCGGTCCTCCTGGTAACCAGTGACGGCACGACGTGGACGGATTTAACCGCTGAACTCCCGGTGGAAACGGCAACGCTTCTTCCGATGTTTGGTGCGGTGGTGACGTAATGGCGCTGTCAATTATTCAAACGGGAACGTCGCTCCAACTGCTGGATGAGGATGGGGGGCGAACGCTCCTCACCCTCCCGGCAGGGATTACCCTGGACGACACGGTGAAGCCGCGGTGGTGCGTGTATAACCGGAATGTGGTCTTGGTGAATACACCGAGTCAGCCGCTCGCGATTGATAGTACGGGCACGGTGCGGATTCTGAGCCCGAAGCCGCCGAGACTTGCGCCCATTCTTGCCGGTGTGGCGGGTGGAACGTTATCCGGCTCCTTCCGCGTGAAGGAAACGTTCGTCACGCTGGACGAGTTCGGCAACATCCTGAGCGAGAGTGACTACAGCCCGGTCAGCACGCGGACTGCGATTGCCAGTCAGTTCCTTGGGGTGTCGAACGCGGATATCTCGCCGGATGCGATTACCCTGCGCCGGTTCTACCGGACAACGGATAACGGTGCGGTGTTCTTTCAGTGGGTTGACCTCGATGGCAACGTGCTGACGACGATTCAAGACGACCTCGCGGATGCGGGGCTGAGCGTGTTCGCGGCGCCCACACTGGGCACGCCGCCCAGGTTAACGACTATCGCGCAGTTCCGGGGCCGGTTATTCGGCTCGGGTGATACCGATATCGATAACCTGCGTTACTCCGAAGCGGGCATTCAATACGCGTGGCCCGCGGACAACGTGATTCCCATTCCGGGACTCGGGACGGACCAGTTTGGCATCGTCGCACTTGCCGCGAGACGAGAAGCGCTCATCGTCGGGCGCCGTAACGTGCTGAGTCAGATTGTCGGCACGGGTGCGGAGAGCGGGGCGGATACCGATTTAGAACCGGTCACGATTTCGAACGAGGTTGGCATCGAGTCGCAGGAGTCTACCGTCGTGTTTCGCGACGTGTGTTACTTCCTGTGGAAAGACGGGGTCTACTCGGTGGACTCGTCTGGCCTCACGTGCATTTCCGATGGGTCGCAAGCCTCGGGCCTGGGGAACGTGCGGTCCTGGTTCGCGACGGACAACTATTTCAACCGGGATAAGTTCAACGTCGCGTTCGCCCACATCGACCCGGATAGCGTGACCTATCGGCTGTTCCTGTGTAGTGCGGATAGCGATGTCATCGACTCTTGGGTGGAGTACGACATCGAGGATAAGGTCTGGTTCGGTCCGCACAAGACGGACCTCTTCACGCCGACGTCTGCATTCAGCCGGTCTACCGCGAGTGACCGGAGGATTCCGCTTATCGGTGGACCTGCATCCGTGTTTCAGAAGCAGGACACCCGGACGGACGGGTTCAATACCGCTATCGAGATGGACGTGGTGGGGAAGGAGCACGATTTGGATGTGCCCGACCAGGAAAAGTACTTCGGGGAACTCTCCATGTTGGTGACGCCGCAGACCACGGGCATACTGCGCATCGAGACCAAGGTGGGGGAGCGGCCGCAACCGGGTGCGACGGATACGCGCAACGTCATGGTGCAGCACAGCAATCTCAGCAAGCCGCGGAAGCGGCTGGGACGGCTGGGCAAAGGCAAGCACTTGAACATGCGCCTCGTAAACAACAACGTTGGTGAAGACGTGAAGGTGCTGGGCTACGAAGTAGACCCGGTCCACGTTCTGGGACGGAGATAACATGGCAGGCACACTCAAGCGTATTGCAGGACCGGCGTATCTGGGGAGTTCGGTTGCGAACATCTACACGCCGCCTGCTTCGACTATCTATACCGTGATTCGCCACATCCATATCGGCAACCCCACAGGGTCCGCCGCAACGTTCACGCTGTATGTGGGCGGTACGGGCGGCTCCACGGGCGGCACGGAACTGTTCAAGGCGTATACGGTTGCTGCCAACGGCAGCTTCGACTACTACTGTTCGATGCTGATGCTCTCGACCGACTTCCTCTCGGGGTTGGCAAGCGCGGGCTCGACACTCACGATTACGGTTGAGGGTGAACAGGGCGTGGTGTAATGCGGAAACAACCGATGCGGCTGCAATGGCCTCTTACCGCGTTTCAAGTCGAAGCGCTGGATGAGATGCTGTACGAGTTGTATAAGCGGGTTGGTGAACTGAGCACGGGGGTGACCACGGGGTCGCCCTCGTCCAGCACGGTGCCAGTATCGACGGTTATTGGATTACCGCTAGGGCTGCAAGGCGAGGACGGCGCAGAAGGCGCTCCTGGGATTCAGGGGCTCACCGGAGCCGCGGGTGCGGCTGGTGTGGCTGGCGCGGTTGGCCCTCCCGGACAGGACGGACAGGACGGCGATACCGCGTTCGTCACGATGAGCGGTGGACAGCGGGTCGCGCAGTTTGGCATCACGGTAGACGGTGCGGGCACGGCGATTACGACCGGCATCAAGGGAGACGTCACCCTCCCCTACGCGTGCTATATCGATGCCGCGCGGTTGGTCGCGGACCAATCCGGTTCTATCGTGTTCGATATCTGGGTGGATACGCTGGCAAATTTCCCGCCGACTGTGGCGGATACGATTACCGCGAGCGCGAAGCCGACATTGAGCAGTGCGACCAACTCGGAGGATACAACGCTCACAGGCTGGACTCGCGCGCTCCCGGCAGGGAGTGTCGTGCGGTTCAACGTGGATTCCGCCGCAACGGTAACCCGTGTGGCGCTGTCACTGAGAGTACGGGTGATTGGCTAATGGCGCAACCATTCTTCGGCGTGCGGCAGGGCGCGTATAAGCTCAACGCGGTCACCAACGCGATTACCACGGTGTCGGGGAATTTGCTGGTCGCAATTGTGACCGGGTTCTCCGGGGTCGGCGCGACTCCCGTGTCCGACAACAAGAGCAATACCTGGGTGCAAGCGATAGCCTCGTTTGGGAGTGGGTCGGGCTTTACCGCAGTGTTCTACGCGGCGAACTGCATTGGTGGGGCTGGGCATACGTTCGACCCAACTGGCCATGGCTCCTCGTTTCCCACCATCGCGGTGCTGGAAATTGAGGGCGCGGCGCTGACTAGCTCGCTCGGGAGTACCGCTACATCCACCGGGAGTAGCTCCGTGCATACCGCAGGCCCGATTACGAGCAATGCGAGCGTGCCGGAGATTTTCATCGGCGGCGGCTCCGTAACGTCCGGCGCTCCGACGACACCGACGAACCCTCTTAGCCCACTCCTGTGGAGCACACTACTGCTGCAAGGGTTCGGGTCTACGGAGGGAATGCGCTCCAGTACCGTGTTGTGGACGCGTCCACCACGGAC